TATTTATATTATATAATCTATATTATTTATATTATATAATACAATATAATGATACTGTTGCTGTTTTATATTGTTGCTTTTGTTCTTGCTGTTCAAGACGCTCGTGCCGTTCTTGCTGCTCATGCTGATTTAGACGATTCTGCCGTTTCTCTTGATAATTCCCCCCGTAGAGGAACTACACAGGTTTAGTCTTGCTTTTTCCGTTGCTCTTTATAATACTACTGCCGCAAATAATATAGCTGATGTTATTGTTGCTGCCAAAACTGATTCTATTATTACTGCTAATGCTGGCAAAGAAAGTTAGTACTTGTTCAACCCTCTACGGGGGGTCGGCAATAAGCTGATTTGTCTAAGACTGCTAAATCTGCTCGATTTGCTGATTTTACTGATGCTACTAATCTTGCTAATGCAGAAATTCTTCTTTTCCGATATTCGGCTGTATTTTGCTGCTTTCGATAAACGCTCGTTGAATAGCTCTCTCGCTTTCAGACGTTCGCTGTACGCCATTTTCTTTATCGAATTAATAGTTTATATTGTTTTAAATCAAAGTTGCTGTATCAGCCTTAGAAGTGGATTAAAACTAATTGTTAAAATATGTTTAATAAATATGGTCGTATTGCTGATTATGTTTATACTTGCAGAAACAAAAATGATATGAATAATATAACTGATAAAATTAGAGCTTATAAGCGAGATGATTATAAGACTGAATTTAAGTCTGGTTCTCGTAAAGACAAAAAGCCTATTAATCGTAAAAGTAAAATGAAATTAGGCGGTGCTGGAATTGATTGTTTAACTAAATAATAGTAATCATGTTAATACTTAACAGCAAATTAAAAACTTATTCTGTAAAACTTCCTACTGATATTAGTGAAGTTGATAATGATTATTTTGATAATCTTTTAAAAGATATTAAACTTGCTCCTAATTATTCTATTGTTGCTATTTGTTATGTCGATAGATTGTTTAGTGTTGTTTCTGATTTTAAAAATAATGCTGGTTCTAAACAAGCTAATGTTATTCCTCTTATTGCTAAATTAAACGATACTGAAAATAATCTACCTTTTAAACAAGGTGATATTGTTGTTTGTAATCCTACTGAACTTGAAATGGGAACTCATTTATCTTTGAAACAAAATGTTATTAGTTTAGCTAATGTCGCTAATTATGTTATTCAAGATAAAGAACTTTATAATGATGTTATTAGCGGTAGATTTTTTAATGATGGCAAATCTTTAGGTGCTGCCGAAGCTAAAACTACTGCTCCTGATGTTATATTTGTAGAGTTTAAGATTGTTCCTAATTGTGCTATTAAAGGTTCTTATTCTCCTAAAGAGAATATTTATTGTACTATGAAAGAACATCATAAAAGTGATTTGAATTAATAATATCTTTTTTGCAATTACATAAGTCCGTTATACCGCTGATAGTGTTCATCGTAATTCTATTAGCGGTATTTTTGTTTTTGTTTAAAATATAACAAATGGATTCAAAAGAAGAAAAATTAGATAATGTTCTTAAAGGTATTGATTTTGGCGCTGATTATGTTTTAGTTTATAAGGATTTGGATAATGTTCTTGATGATATTGATTTTGCTAATGATACTGAAAGACTATTGACTCAATCAATAATTCGTAGTCTCGAAGAAGAAGCCAGCAAACAATTTGTTAAAGAACTTGCTGTTGATATTCCTTATATTGGAACTGCACAAAGAAATCTTCTTCGTAAGAAAGTTGTTGAAAGTTATCAAGAACTTAAAGAAGCTCGTAATACTCTTCCTATTGAAGAATATAAGAAGTTTAGAGACGAACTTATTATTCAGAAGAAAGCCGAAGTTAATGCTATTGAAGTTGAACGTCGTCTAAAGAAAGCTGATAGAAATCGCAATTATAAACTTTGGGTCAAGCTTTCTCGTAAGTATGGAATTGCTTATGCTAATTGTTATTTGCAATTTCATAAACAACTTAAAGTTGTTGAGTTTGACGAAGAACTTAATAATGCTTATATAGATGCGTGGTCGTAGAATTGATAGTCTTTTGACTATAAATAAAACTGGAATGCCGGAAGCGCCTAATCTTACTCAATTACTTGATAAAGATGTTAAGCTTCTTTATCTTCGCGATAAAAGTAAGAATAAGGAAATGTATATTAAAGAAGTTGGAGTTATATATTATTTGGGTGACCCTAAAGGTCCTTGTCTTAGTGCTGGTCTTAGCCGTAGTGAAGCTCTTCAAAAAGCACGTGAAAATTTTGATTTGCCTACTACTTATACTCCCGATTTACTTGTTGAGAAATTAATTAAACGTTATCACGATAATCAAACTGGTATTGCTGGTCAAGCTGTTGAAGCTCTTCAAAAAGCTATTCATAATATTACTATTTCTACTAATATTATTAATGAACAATTAAATGATAAACTTCAATCTGGTTTATCTGCCGAAGATGCTGGTGTTTTTATTGATTATATGGATAAGATTAATAAACGTATTACTGATTTGCCTGCTCTTATTGCTTCTTTAAAAAAGGCAGAAGAAGAAGCTGCTTATGAAGAAGAAACTCGAACTGCTCGTGGTGGTATGAAAGTTACAAGTAGTATGATTGAAGAAGATTTTTAAAATTATATTATGAATATAGAAAATAGATATAGTCAAGTTCGTCTTATATTTGAAGAAGCTGCTCATAAATATCATGATACTCTTGGTAACGAATATATTTCTACTACTACTCTTTTACACGATTTAGCTCCTAAATTTGATAAGAAATATTGGTTACATAAGAAAGCTGTTCAACTTGGTATTACTGAAAAAGAATTAGAAGAACAATGGAATACTATTACTAAAGAAGCTTGCGAACGTGGTACTAATGTTCATAATGGTCTTGAAGATGGTATTAAAGGCAGTAGTAAATTTAAGCAAGCTATTCAATATCTTAATACTGATGAAGATGGCGGCGAAATGATTACTGTTGCTGATTTGAATACAATTAATGCTAATTATAAACTTCTTGATATTAAACAATTCAAAGAAGCTACTGATAATAAATATGATAATCTTTATGATGTTTTTGAAAAATATACTAATCACGGTTATAAGATTTATGCCGAAATTGGAATGTTCTTAATAGATTATCTTATTAGTGGAACTATTGACGTTCTTCTTGTTAATGAATGGGAGAATAAGGCTGTTATTGGTGATTGGAAGACAAATCGCTCTGGACTTCGTTTCACTGCTGGTTATTATCGTAAAGATAAGAAACAACATCCTTCTCAACTTACAAGCGATTGGGTTGAAAAGAAAGAATTTCTTCTTCCTCCTGTTCAACATCTTCCTCATTGTAATGGAAGTATTTATAATCTTCAACTTTCTATGTATGGTAAAGCTGTTAATTTAATTACTGGTCTTGCTATTAAAGGTTGTTGGCTTGCTCATATTGATTGTGATTTTGAACTTAATGAATATGGTATGCCGAAACGTTTTGAAGACGGTCTTTATCATATTAAAGAAAATCCGATTGAAAAGATTACTTTTTATAATCTTCCTTATAGAGAACAAGAAATAGATGCTATTCTTGCTGATAGAAAATTAAAACTTAAAGCTCAAGATGTTAAACGTAATTTTACTTTAGGATTATGAAAAATATACTTAGTGGGTTTGCAGCAGGTATTTTTATTGGACTTATTAGTTTTGTTATTATTTATGCTTCTACTAATGAAGTTGAAGCTGAACGTATTTATATCCCTTACGGGGGGTCGGATACTACTTGTGTTTCTGAATTGGCTGCTACAAAAGAATTACTTCTTCGTACACAAGATAGTCTAAATTCTTATAAAGCCGATACTACTATTAGTTCTGAATTATTTGTTGCTAAATATAAAATTGAACGCATTAGATATTATAATGATATTGCTGCTAAAGGTAATAATATTAAATATCTTAGAGGTTGGATTAATCGTGTTCTTAATGATTAAAATACTATGATTGAATTACGTAATAATGGACATATAAGAGTAGTTGTAGAAGAGTATATTGATTATCTTGAAGATGGCAATTATCATTATAAAGTTGTTAGACTTCAAGTTCGTACTTCTTTTCTCGGTTTTAAATATTGGACTAATATTTATACTTACTCTACTGATGATTTAAGTGATGATTATCTTGAACGTGAAGTTATAGATATTTATAATAAGATTGTTTATCCTAATAAATACTTTGTGACAAATGCCGACAATACTTAATGTTCCTGCTGTTAGAGTGGCAAAGATAAGTATCTATGACGAAAACGATAAAGTTGTTTATAAAAGTGTTTATGAAGCTGCTGTTGTTAATAATATAAAGAAACAAGCTATTAGTCGTTGTTGCAAGAATAATGCTAAAGCTGGCAAACTTCGTTATAGATTACAAGATTATTATTTTGTTTATGTCGATAAATAATTATATATTATGGCTGATTTTCGTTTAGCTTATAAAAAGATTGAAGTTGCTGAGGGCGGTTATGTTAATGACCCCGACGATAAAGGTGGTGAAACTTATAAAGGTATTTCTCGTAAAGCTAATCCTGATTGGAATGGTTGGATAAGTATTGACCAAATTAAAAAGGCTCATCCTACTACTTTTAAAAATATTCTTAAAAGAACTTCTGAATTAGAAAAGAAAGTTCAAGACTTGTATAAAGATAAATATTGGGATTGTTTTGAACTTGATGATATTCCTAATCAATTAGTTGCTGAACAAATATTTGATACTGCTGTTAATTGCGGACAAGTTGCTGCTATTAAATTTATTCAAAGAGTTCTTGATTTAAGAGAAACTGGAGTTTGGTCTTTAGATTTGCTTTATAAACTTGTTGCAATTAAAAATTAATTAAAATAACAGAATCATGAAGAAGTTACTAATAGTCGTATTAATTATAGCGTTAATTAATTTATTTATAACAATAATAATTTTAAATAAGTCGGAGTATAGAAGAAATACGAATCTAACAAATGTGTTCCCCGATACAACTGTTACTAATGTTCGGATTGATTCTGTTACTTATGACATAAAAAGAATTGATAGTACAATTATTAAATATAATGATTATGAAAAAGACATCGAAAATAAAGTTCTTAGTCTTGACGATAGTGCTGCTGTTGTCTTGTTCTATGAACTTATTCGCAGTTCCTCTACGGGGGGTCAGAGATAGTATTAGAGTTGCTATTGATGATTTAAGAACGGCTAATGTTCTTATTGCTAAATCTTATACTAAAGATACAATTATTCAACTTAAAGATAGTCTTATTGAAAAACAAAATATAAAGATTAATTATTTAAGTAATAGTTATGAAGAAATGAAACGTTATGCTTCTGCTTCTGAACTTGCAAGAAACAGATTAGAAGATAATCTTAATAAGTCTAAGAAAAAGACTAAGATTATTACTGGTGTAGCTGGTGCTTTCGCATCGGCTTTTCTTGTATTATTACTTGTCAAATGAAATAGTAGTTATGGAAGAAAGGTATCCTTTTGCCGAATTTCTTATTGAAGATAAAACTCGTTATCCTCTTGCTTCCGAAAAGGGATATTATGACCCTTATAATCATTTTAGAATTGGTGATAGTGGCGGCTTTATAATGAACATTCGTCCTGGTAAATTTATTAATACTTATTTATTTACTGAGATGGCTGATTATTTTGAAGCTAATGATAATAAATATACTAATTTTAAAGAAGATAGTTTGCCTTATCGTCAACTTCGTAAGCGTGAAGCTATGCGTAGACGAGATGGCTATTCTGCTCCTTGTTGGCAAAATCCTGATGGTAGTATTGAGAATGTTCATATTAGTGGAGACTATTATAATTTTCTTAATTATACTCGAATGGAACGTACTGATGATGATAGTGTTAAAAGTACAGGAATTGGTTCTACTGGTGAAAAAGTTTTTGCTTTTCCTAAATTTATTGATGCTCAATATTGGACACATAATATTTATGAATTTGCTAAGAATAACGGTTTTCATTTGATTATTGTTAAGACTCGTCGTGGTGGTTTTTCTTATATGAATGCTGCTCGTGCTGCTAATGCTGTGAATCTACGAAAACATAAAGTTTTTATCAATGTTGCTGCTGATAATAAATACTTAACTAAGAAAGGAGGTCTTACAGATTTTGCAGTTAATACTCTTCGATTCTATGAAGAAAAGACTATGTTTAAGCGTGGTATTTATAGCAGCAATGTTGAAGACTTTCGTCTTGGATTTCGTCTTCCTAATGGAGTTGAATCTGAAGATAGTTGGCAAAGTTCTTTAATATCTGTATCAGCTAATAACAATCCCGACTGTGCTATTGGTAAAGATGCTATTGGTGTTAATGTAGAAGAGCTTTCTACAATGCAGAATTTTAACGAGTTTATGAGTGTAACTGAACCTGCTATGACGGTCGGTGATATTACTACCGGTACGCTTGTTGCTTGGGGAACTGCTACTGCTACTAATATGCAGGTTTTTGAAGAAAACTTTTATTCTCCAGGTGAATTTAATTTTATGTCGTTTGAAAACGTTTGGGATAAAGATGCTCGTAATGAAATTTGTGGTTTCTTTAAACCTTATGCTTGGGGACTTGAGGGTTCTATTGACGGAGTTAAAGCTATTGACGAATACGGAAATAGTAATATAGATTTAGGTATTAAAATTGCTATGCGTTCTCGTGAAGCAATGAAAGAAAAAACTAAAACTTTTGCTAAGTTTATTAATTATTGCGGTCAACGCGCTTTGTTTCCCGCTGAAAGTTTTAGTAGTGCTACTGAAAATATTTTCGTTAGTGAAGCATTTATCGCTTATGAAAATAAACTTCGTGTTGATAGCGACTATCATTTTTATGTTGATGGGATGCTTTTTAAAGAGGGCAATACTGTTGTATTTAAATCTAACAAACGTATTAAGCAAGAGAACCCTAATGCTAAAGTTTATGATTGGATACAAGGAGTACCCCGTAAAGGAAATGAGCAACCTGATGGTTGTGTTCGTATTTGGTATCATCCTCAATATGATATTCGATATGAAAATGATAGAGAAATAAAAGAAATTCCCGAGGGTACTTATTGTGCTACTTATGACCCTGTTGGTATAGATAAAGAAAAGAAAGAAATTACTAATAGACATTCTCATAATAGTATTCATGTTTGGGAAATGCCGTCTGCTCGTAACGGATATAAGTTTAAATGTTGTGCTTCTTATTATGGTCGTAAAGATAAACTTGAAGAAGTTGATTTAATATTTCTTTATCTTTGTATTTATTATAATTGTATTGGAACTGGTATAGTCGAAGTCAATCGTGGCGAAACTGTTTCTAATTTTACTAAATGGAAAGCTCTTCGTTATCTTGCTCATGAACCTTTGTTTGTTTGGGATACGACTATTAAAGGTAAAGTTAGTTCTACTTATGGATATGTTATTACTGATGGTGTTAAGAAACTTAATGCTCTTCGTTTGCTAAAAGAATTTCTTTATACAGTTATTGGTAAAGACGAACAAGGTAATGATGTTTATAACTTTCATAGAATATTAGATTACCAATCTATTCTTGAACTTAAGAAATGGAATGACGAGGGTAACTTTGACCGTGTTTCTGAAATGCTTCTTCTTGGTATTTATTGTAAGTCTCTTGACATTAAAGGTAAGCTTGAACTTAGCAAAAGACAAAAATTAGAAGAAAGTAGTAGTGCTGCTAATAACTTTTTCAAACGTAAATGGTATTAATAATATGACTGGAGAACAATCATTAAGTACATATCTTTTTATATTTGGTAGTATAGCTTTTAGATTTGAACTTCTTGACAATAAAGAATATATTTATAATATAATTACTTATAACGATAATAACTAATAATATGTATTTTCCTACTGATTTAAATTTTCCTAAGCAAAGAGTTAGTGCTGAAGAAAGAAACAAACCGGAGTTTTATGCCAATAGTTGCGATTGGCTTATTGGTCAAGCATTAAGTATTGCTCAAACTGATGATATTGAAAAGAAATATCATTTTCTAAAAGGTAATATTGATGCTGAATATTATAAGAAGATTCTAAATCCTTATAATGCTACAAATAAAGATTATCAACGATTTCCTGCTACTATGCGTAACTACGATATGGTTGGCGGTGTTGTTCGTAGATATGTTGGTGAATATATTCAGAATCCTCATGATTTTATTGTAGGTGCTAATAATCCAGAAGTAGTTCTTGCCCGTGATGCTAAACTTCGTCAAGAACTTATGACTATTGTTCAACAGAAAATTGCTGAAAGAATTAAACAAAATTATGAACAGTTTGTTCAACAAGGTGGACAACCTGAACAATTTAATCCTCAAGATAATTTTGATGTCGAAGCTTTTATAAAAGAATTTAATGAAAATTATATTGATGATATAACCGCACAAGGTCAAGATATTCTTAATGTTATAGATGATTTGACTGATTCTGCTACTTTATATGCTCGTGCTTATTTTGAATGGGTTGCTTTTGGTCGTGTATTTACTTATACAGAAATTCAAGGTAATAAAATAGTTAAACGAGTAGTTTCTAATCGTGATGCTTTTCCTATTCCTAATGATAATATTCTTGTTGAAGATTTCGATGCTTTTTGTGAAAGACGAATGATGACTTTTCAACAGATAATGGATGAGTATTATGATATTCTCGACGACAAAGGTAAGGAGTTTCTCGACACTTATTATATTAGCGGCAAAATGACAAGTCAAGATGATAGAGGATTGTTGCAATGGGAAAGCTTCAAGAAGTCGTATCCCGATATGTGCAATAAATTCACTGCTAATGAACGAGAGTTTTTTGAACGTCAACCGATAATGGCTCGTGAATATAATAATAATCTTATTGAAGTTTGGCATGTTGTTTGGCGTGGAGAAGTTAAGAAAGGTATTCTTACTTATCAACAAAATGGTATTATCGGAGAAACTATTGTAGACGAAGATTATGTTCTCAATCCCGATAATGGCGATATTGATATTGAATGGGTTTGGGAATCACAAGTTTTTGAATGTGATAGAATAGGTGGAAGAAATAATGCTATCTATCCTTATAAGTGTAGACCTATTGCTTATAATAGAAATGGCAAACTTCCTTATAACGGTTTGATAGAATTAATGCCTGGTCTTGGTCGTTTTAGTATTATTGATTTAATAATGCCTTATCAAATCTTTGGTAATATAATTGCTTATCATAGAGAAATGGCTCTTGCTAAGAACAAACTTAATGTTCTTTTAATTGCTAAATCTCTTTTAGGTAGTGTTCCCGAAGAAACTATTTATAGAATGGCTGCCGATGGTGTTCTTTATATAGATGATGAAGATGACCAGGGTATGCTAAGAGCACAACAAGTTCGTATGCTTAATAGTGATACTTCTGCTTATATTGCTCAGCTTACAGAACTTATTGAAGCTAATGAACAGGCTGCTAATCTTAAAGTTGATATGACTCCTCAACGTTATGGCGAAATTGCCAATAGTGCTGGTAAAGGAGTTACCGAACAAGCTATTATTCGCGGTTCTATGGGAAGTGTTATAGTTGAGTTTATGTTTGATTATATGCGAGAACATGATTATGCTCGTGATATGGATTATTCTAAACTTGCTTGGATTGACGGTTTAAGAACTTCTTATAAGACTAAGAATGACGCTTCTATAAAATATTTCAGCCTTGATGTCGATAAGCATATTTATGCTGATTATGTTATTAAAGCTAAACTTTCTGCAAAAGAACGTGATAAACTTAATCAGTATAAACAATTTGCTTTTAGTGCTGCACAGAATGGCGATGCTGGAATGGCTGCTGTTGCAATCGAGGGCGATAATACTGCTGAAATAAAAAAAGGTATTCTTAAATTTCAAGAGATTAATCGCCAACATGAGGAACGTATGAAACAACTTGATGCTCAAAATGCTCAAATGCTTCAACAATACGAACTTGATAAGATTGCTGCGGAGGGTCAACAAGATAGAGAAACTCTTGCTCTTGAAAAGTATCTTGATGGACAGATTGAGGAAATGAAAGCTGTTCTATCCTCTACGGGGGGTCTCAATAATGGAGTGACTAATACTGCTGCTGTTGATGCTGCTAAGACTGCGATTGAAAGAGAAAAGATAGCTGTTGAAAGAGAAAAAGTTGGTGCTCAAATTCAAGCTAATAATCAGAAATTTGCTTCTGATATTTATAAGGCTGATATGAGTTATAAAGTTGCTAAGCAAAATAAAAATAAATTCGATAAAAAATAAACTTGTATTATAAATACTTGTATTTGTGCTTTGTAAATGGATTTAGCCGTTACCGCTCGTGAGAGTAGTAGCGGCTTTTTTATTGCTGCTATTATTCGTGATTATGATTTACAGTATTTGTAAATATGTTTTACTATTCGGCTTATTCTAAGGCTCTGTGCAAGACGTTGATACACCCCGTAGAGGATTAATCAATTTGCTATAAATCGTTCAAATTTCGTCAAGTCTGTAAGCGACAAGGGCATTTGCTGATGTCGACAAGGCAGTAGAAATAAGCAAACGAAATCGAGTAAGTAGTTGTGATGCTCGACATAATGCTGTTAGTGCTTATACATTTGTCTTGAAATAACAAAGTAATAATAACCATATAAAACTATTAAAATTATGCCTACATTAGATTTTGGTTTTAATGCTAATCCTACTGATAGTGGGACTGAACCTGTTACAGATTTAGATACTGGCGTTACTGGTACTGTTAGTTCTGATGGAAATATTATTCCTCCTATTGATGAGCCGAATAATGACGGTCAAGATAACAACGGTAAACCTGATGGTGATGGTAAAAAAGATGACGTCGATAATCCTGCTGCTAATGCAAATGATAAAGATGGTAATGATGATGGTAATAAAGATGATGGTAATGATTTAGCTGTTGAACCTGGTTCTGTTGTTACTATTGGAGAAGATACTTATACTGTTGACGCTGAGGGAAATCTTGTTGATAAAAACAATAAAGTTTTCAAAGAAGCTAAAGATGTTAAAGACTTTATTAAACAGTTTGAAGTTGACGATGCTGATAATACAGAAAATGTAATTGATGTTGCTAAGATTATCGAGAAAGTTGGTTTTGAAGTTACCGATGAAAACGATAAACCTATTACTTTTGAAAATACTCCAGATGGAGTTGCTTCATATATTAACGAAGTTCTTGATGCTAAACGTACCGAATATGCTCAAGCTGGTGTTCAGCAACTTATTGATAAGTTTCCTATTGTAAGTGATTTCCTTAATTATTATGTTGCTAACGGAAATAGTTATGAGGGATTCGGTCAAGTTCGAGATAGAAGTACAATTACTATTGACGAAAATAATACTGCACAACAAGAAGCGATAGTTCGCGAAGCCTTTAAAGAAAGTGGCAAGGTCGGAAGCATTGATGATTATATTTCTTTCCTTAAGAGTACAAATCGTCTTTTAGATGCTGCTAAACAAGACCTTGCTACTCTTCAAGAAAACGATAAGAGAGTTAAAGCCGAACAAGCTGAGGCTGCTCAACGTAAGATTGAAGAAGATAAAAAAGCTGAAATTGCTTATTGGGGTAAAGTTAAATCTACTATTGATAAGAAAGAGATTGCTGGTTATAAAATTCCTGAAACTATTCTTATTAATAAAAACGGTAAACAAAGTGCTGCAACCGCTGATGATTTCTTTAATTATCTATATCAAGTAGATGATAAAGGATATAGCCGTTATGAAAGAGAATTAATGGAAACCCCGGAAGAAGAACAACTTCAAAATGATTTGCTTCGTGCTTATCTTAAATTTACTGGCGGAAATTATAGTAATCTTGTAGACCTTGCGATTGCATCTGAAAAGACTAAGACGCTTCGTCTTAAAGCTGCTGAACAAAGACGTAAAAGTTCTATTAAAATTACTAAACCTGCCGCAAACAAGAAAATTGGCGATAATATTGCTGATGTTCTTGGTTATGTATAACTTAATTAAAACTGTTGATTATGTACACAATGCGAGTTTTGTCAACGGGTCGTTATGATGATAGAGGCTACTCTAATGAAGAAAGTATTGCTAATCTTCAACTCACTAAGCCTGTTGAAATTAATGCGTTTTTGACTTACAATTATGGTATGGATGACGACCGTTTTCCTCTTACCTTTATGACTGAGGGTCAAGGTAGCCGCGGTGTTAAGTCTGTTAAAACTGTTCAGTGGACTTGGAAGACTATGGGTCGTATGAAGTTTACTGATTATGTAACTTATTTCAATACTGCTAATACTAAGCCTGGTCTTGGTGGTGCAGAATTTGAAGTTCATTTTGCTACTCATTGGTTTATCGAACAATATGGTTTGATTTGTCCGGATGGTACTCTGCTTCGTATTCAGAAAGATTTAGGCGAAAGTGCTTACGGTTATGCTTATTTGCTTGCTCCTGTTAACGCTTCTCCTACTGCTTTCGTTGACCCGAAGAACTTTGCTAAAGGAACTTATTTAAGCATGTCTGCTCCTACTGTTTCTGAATCTTATTCTAAGGGTAATAGAAGTAATACTATGGGACCTGGTTCTATGACTTCTCAACTTGAGTTTTTCCGTTATAGTAAAGAGGTTGCCGGTAATATTTCTAATGTTGTTACTGAATATGAATTTCAGCAAGGTAATGGTGGTGGTACTACTCGTCTTTGGATTTCAGAAGAAATGCGCCAGTTCAACTTGACGATGCGCGTAATGAACGAAGAACGTCTGTGGTTGTCTACTTATAATAGACTCCCCGATGGAACTATTCGTTTGAAAGATAGAGATAATGGTAAACCAATTCCTCGTACTGCTGGTATGTTGGAAATCTGTCGTGAAAGTAACTACGATACTTACGGTGAATATCTTACTCTCAACAAACTTGAAAGAACTGTTGGTGATGTTTTGAATAAAGATACTGATGATGGTACAATGAATATTGTGCTTATGGCAGGTAAAGGATTTATTCAAGATTTCCAATATGCTATCGAGAATGATGCTATGAGTAAAGGTTTCATTACTCCTCTTGGCGAAAAGAAAATTATGGATAATGGTAGCGGTCTTGCTTATGGTAAATATTTCAATAAATTTATTACTGTTGACGGACATACTATTACCGTTAAACACAACTCATTCTTTGATAAAGGTACTATAGCTGAAGCTGCAAAAAAGAATGGACAAATCCATCCTCGTAGCGGTCTGCCTATTACTTCTCATCAAGCTTGCTTTATTGATTTTTCTACTTATAAAGGCGAAAATAACGTTCGTATTGTTCGTCAAGAGGGACAAGAATATATTGCTAAGGTTATTGAGGGTATGACACCGATACCTAAAGAATGGGGTGTTTCTACTACCAATCGTGCTTCTACCGAAATTGATATGTCTCGTTATGAGATTAAGGGAAGTATGGGTCTGCAAGTAAACAACACTACGAAGATGTTCTTGCTGAAATGCGTATTGTAATAACTAATTAAATTAAAAAGATTATGCCTACTATTGGAACTGCTGCTGCTGAAAATAAAGAACAGGAAATTAATAAACCTGCCGCTGCTGTTGAAACAGCTAATAACCAAATTGGAGAAACTTCACAAACTCTTAGAGAAAAAAGAGATGAAGATTTAAATGAACCTTATTTTGAAGATAGATATATCGTTATTGCTTTGGTTTCTTCTTTCTCTCTTTACCGTAAAGTTAACGATAAATCTCTTGAAGAACGGAATGAATTTATTGGTAGTTCTGTTCGTAGTTCAAGAACTCTTGCTTCTAATAAAGGTGAAGTTGAAGCTTATTTTCCTAATTTGATTGGTGTTTCTCCTACTAACGAAAACTTCGTTAGACGCGTTAAGGAATATCTTAATAACATTCAGGTAAAAGTTGATAAACTTGGTAAGAGACTTAATATTAGTTTCCATTATTATCATGTTAAAGACTATTACAGATTTAAAAATGCAGAAGAAGCTATTGATGCTGAATTTGCTGCCGTAAATCGTGGTGATAGTACTGCTCTTGACAAAGCAATCGAAAATCGAATTATTAAACTTAATGCTCTTGAATCAGAAAAATACAGATACGGTTATCCCGATAATGTAGCTGATTATCTTCTTTATCGTCATTGTTTGTTATATAGTGATGTTGCTAAAGATACTGCAATCATTAATAATAAACCTAATATTAGATTCTATTTTAGAGACGAACAGAAAGAGAAAGAACTTGAAGCTAAGAAACGTCTTGAAGTTAATAATGCTAAACGTAACTTCGTTAATATTACAGCTAATGATAAACTGTTTGACGATGTTTATGCTGCATATTGTATATTTACTAATAGACCACTTATTCCTTCTCTTGCAGAAGATAGAGTTCTTAAGGAAAATAATCTTGATTACTTTGCAAGTCAAGAACCTGCTCGCTTTAACAAAATGTGTACGGATAGAGATATAAGTCTTAAAGCTATGATTGAAAAACTTATAGCTTATGGTATTCTTATTCGTCATCCTCATTCGCAAAATATTGTTAGTGGTGCAGGAGATTTTATTGGTGCTAATATGAAAGAGGCTCTTGCTTGGTTTAAAAATCCTGATAATAGCAATATGCGTACAGCTTACGAAAACCAATTAAAACTTGCTTAAAGTTATGGATATAGTACAGATGCACATCACGTTCAGAGAGCTGGCTCAAAGAATGGGTTTGCAGACCGCTCGTGCTATTTATAATGAAGACATTGATATATGTCTTAATCATGCTATCATGGCTAAAACTCGTAGTATTATTTCACAGAATGCTCAAACTGCTAATGATTATATAATCAAAGCAAATGCTGATATTAGTCAACTTAATGCTCTGCGAAATCTTGCTACGAAAGGCGAAATATCTGGTTCATCCCTTACGGGGGGTGGAACTGATATTGAACCATATACGGCTGATGTTACTAATGCTAATGTTATGCTTTATACTCATTTTGCTGTTAGCTATGATGACAAAACTCTTGACGATTGTCGTATAATTGAAGCTGAATATCTTCAAAGAACTCTTCGAGATTATTGCAATCGTGCTACGAAACGTTATCCTATATGCGTTTCTATTGTAAAAGATGGTAAACATTCTATCGAAATCTATAATGGTAATGGCAATGATAAGCCTACAAAAGTTGTTTATAATTATATTAAACTTCCTGCCATTGTTAAATATGATGAGCAAGTAATAGAAAATAGAGTTAATTGCGATTTGCCTGATTATTTACACATGGAAATAGTTGAACTTGCTATTACTTATTTTAGAGATAGTTTTGCTATGCCTAACGAACCAAAAATAAATTAATAAAATTATAAAGCTATGAGAACTTTTCTTTTAGGTTCTAAGTCAGATTTAGGTGATGACCTTACAGCTCTTACTGTTGGTCAATTAGCTTTTTCCGCTTTAGTTAATGGTCAACATACTGTTGATTCTGATGGTACTAAAATTAAGGATAAAGGTTATATCTTTCTTGGAAAAGAAGATGCTAAAGGCGGCGATGTAATTGTTCCTATTTATAAGAACAAGTTTAGTTTTACCAAAATGGTATATCAAGCTGCCGGTGCTTATACAGGTGATTTTACAATTCCTGCTCCTACTGTTGGTGATGACTTGACTGTTGTAGTAGTTAAGAAAGGTGTTCAGTTTAATGAACGTAATAAGTGGACTGCTACTATGCGCGTTAAAGATGGTCAAGATGCTTCTGCTTGTGCTAAAGAATTAACTGAACAACTTAATAATAATTCTGCTTCCGGTGTTAAAGCTGTTGCCGCAGCTGCTAAGATTACTATTACTGCTGTAAATAAAGGAGAAGATTATAAGATTGCTCTTGGCGATGATTTGTTTGGTGTAGCAGTTACAGAAACTCCTGCTGTTACTCCACTTGCAGATGCCAACTATATTAAAGATTTGGCTATGAAAGCTGCCGCCGATGCTGGTATTGAATATACTTATCAAGACCCTGCGAATCTTATTTATCCTGGTTATCCACTTAATCCTCTTGCACAGCCTGATAGTGTTGATGCAGGTTATACCGTATTTACGCTTAAATTTGCTGAGCCACGGGAAATGAAAACTGTTGACCAAAGTATTAATCAGATTGTTCAAATCGCTCTGCCTACGGGTGTTACCGCAATTGCTAAAGTTGAAACTATACTTAAAGCTATTGCCGGTGTAGCTTAATTGAGTTAATAAACATATCTGTATAATATGGAGAGCCACTATTACTGTATTAGATTACGGTGATAGTGGCTTTCGTCGTTTTGGCTGTAATGGAAGAATTTAAAGTTTTTAATAGTGTAATTGAAAATACTGTTCGTAATACTTCTTATATTACTGTAATTATTTCGAGCGTAGTATTTATTAGTTATACTGTTATTATAAAGTTGATAGACTATTTCAGACATAAAGATGATAAAAAATCTCTTGTCGAAATGGGTCTTGCTGTTAAAGAGGTTAGCAATAATGTTGCAAAACTAAATGCTATTCTTGATAATCTTTTTCAAGATATTACTAAAAAGAATTTAGAAAAAGGTAAAATTATTATTGAACTTGCATTTTTTAATTTTCAATATAAAATTGTTAATCTTTGTCGTAATATTATTATCAATAACAATATTGATATTAATAAAGAATTTATTATAGCAAATATAACTAAGACTGTTAATACAGAATTTTATCGTGCTTATCATACTCTTTCATTATACGAAGTTGGTAATACTCCTCTTAGTGAGTTTCTTAAAGATAGTTGGAAAGACGATTGTATTAAAGATGTTCTTGCTATAATATATAACGGTCAAGAAGATAAACTTCGTATTTCGCAAATTAATAGTAATCTTAATATTAAAATTGATGATTGGATAGTTTATATAAATAATAAATATACCGAATATGAGTAAGGATTATCAATTACTTCAAGAACTTGGCGACAAACTTGAAAATAATATTATTCAAGTTATTGGTACTGATATTAAGAAAATTAATCTCGGTTTTATTTCTAACAATATCTTCGGTGCTTCTTATTTATATGATATTGTTTCTTCTTGTATAGCTTATGATATTCTTCTTACCAAAGAAGAGCAAGAACTAATAAAAGTAATATTTAATACGTCTGAATATGGAAGATACTGTTTTAAATAATATCTGTGTTCCTATTGATTGGGTTTGCTCTTATCGGCAAATCCAATTTTTGCTTGTTGAATATGGTATTAGTGCTATTCAAGGTTGTGATAATGTTTGTGCTCCTAAAAACAAATCTATTATTCAACTTTGGAATTTATTTAAAAATGCTGCTTTCCTCTATGAAAAAGGATATACAGATAAAGCTAACACTATATATGAGTTTGTTAAAAGAGCTTTAACTAAATATGAAAATGTAGATGTAGGTAATTCTGAAATTCATGTTGAAGATGCCATAGTTACTATCAAATGTATTGGTAATGATTATGAATTTGATGATATTAAAGAAATATATACTTTTGAAATTAATGATGAAGAGCAATTAAATATTCAAGATAATGGTCTTGGACAAACTATTGCGTTCAACGTTATTTCTAAGAAAACTATTTCTATTGGAAGCAAAGTAGAAGAATTGTTTATTGATTATGATTTTACTCTTGATAATGTTTCCGATAATAGTTGGATTATTTGGAATAAAAGTAATCATTCTATTACTATTAAAGAAAATAAAGTTTCCGTTCGTACTGCTAAATTTAGACTTATTCAAAATGAAAGCAATAATGTTCTAAATGGAGTTATTAATCAAGAACTTAGTAAACTTACTTATAGATATACTATTACTATATTTCCCGAAAGAATCGAACTTCCATCAGAGGGGGGTCGTGAAACTTTTGTTGTTAATAGTTATAAAGAACTTACTAATGAAAGTGGTGAAGGTATAGGCGATAAAATTCTTGTTCCTTATAAAGCAACTTCTTCAAATAAATATTTTGTTGTTAATGGTAATTCTGTTTCTGCCGAAGCCAATACTTCGTTTCCTCGTTCCGGTTCTATAATTATTGAACGTGAAGAAGTTGGTGTTGAGGGTAATAAGAAAATTGAAGTTAGTCAAGATAGTCTTAATAAAGAAATTCGTTATACTCTTAATGCTAATGTAGATAGAAATACTATTGATGTTAATGGTACTAATCCTGTAAAACTAACAGTAGAAAGTTACAAAGAAACTTATGTTAATGGCGAAGCTCAAGGAGATAAAGTTGCTGTTAATTATACTGTTCGTTCTGAAAAAGGTCTTTTAAAGAATAATACTTCTGATAAGACTAAATGGTATATATCTGCTAATACAAGTACCGAAATTAGAACCGACAATATTATTGTTACTCAAACTGAAAGTAATAAACAGGAAACTATTGCTATTAAACAAGATGCTGCTGAAGAAACTTTTGAATATACATTTAGTTGTGACCAGGAAGTTATTAACGCTCCTAATTCTGGAACTTCTATTATTCTTAATATTCAAAGTTTTAAACAATATTATATTAATGGTAAACCATCTAATAAAGAAAGTGTTGCTTATACAGGAGAAGTTACCAATGGTAGCGATTTTATAACTATTACTCCGTCTTTGCCTAATAGTATTACTATTAATAAAAATGATAACGAAGAAGAACGTACTGGTCGAATACGTTATACACAAAACGAAGTTAACGGTAAAGATTTAGTAGTTAATATTACTCAAGTTGGCGCTTCTATTCAATATGATTATTTCTTTGAAACTGATGATAGCAATGAAATTACTCTTACCCAATACGCAAATGCTAACAAAGATATTGTTATCAGAAGTTATAAAAAGAAGAAAGTTAATAATCAATATGTTGGTGGAAATATTAATGTTAATTTTGATTTAACTACTGCTTTAAGTGGAGAAATTACTAATTTAGTTTCTGTTAATGCAAGCAATCAAGATAGTAAGATTTATATTCGTAGTAATTTAAATACTACAAATAATAGATATACTGGAAATATTGTTGTTACTCAATCAGAAAGTGCTGATGGTATCGGTAAGACTTTATTGTTTACTATTATAAAAGAAGCAAGCAAAGTTGAGTATCAATATAGACTTGAAGTTAGACCTGAATCTATTAAGTGTGATGCTTACGCTCCTAATGGTTACGATTTTGAAGTTCTTAAAAGTGATAGATTAACTTATATTAATGATGAACTTTATAGAACCGATGAAAATCTTCATTGGCAAGCAAGTGCAGATGTAGATTGGATTAAGACTGGTGGTCAAGATGTTACTCATTTTAATGTGGACGAAAATACTGATGAATTACATGTTCGTAATGGAAAGATTACTGTTCATATTATAGATGATGATGGAAATACTGCTAATAAGAAAATTGCTGTTAGCCAAAAAGATTCTGAATCTCATGATGAATATATAATGTATGTGACTGGTGATTTTTATCTTTTTAGAAACAAAAGAGAAATAACCAATCCTTATACACTAAAACATGAATATTATAGAAATGGTAGAAAAGTTAATAGTGTAGATGAAACTCAACAATATAGAGGTAAGAACCTTTCTGCTAATAGAGAATGTAGTCAACCTTACTGTGAACACTTTTATGGAACATCTAATAGCTATGAATTTACTATAACTATTAGATATGATTATAATCCTCCTATTGGAACTGATACTTATGCTTTTATTAATTATCGTACCATGAATGGTAAGTACGAAAATGCTGTTTCTTGTACTTTCAGCATGATTGATGTTAATAGTGTAATGTTTTTACGTTATTACGATAGCGGTTATGATACTAATATTTATGATTATTTTTATCATTATATTCCCGATAATCTTAAATGCCTTTATGCTGATTTATTAAAAGTATTTATTGCTTCTCATAATGATAGTCACAAACTTCGTAAAGCTATATTCAATATTAATTTATTTCAATCTCTAATTGCTGCTCATTTCTTTAAAATGCAAAAGAAATACGAGTTGTTCTTAAAGATGATTGTTACTTATCTTAATAATTGGTTTAAGGATAATGATATTTCTTATGAATATCATATTGGAGAAATAGAAGAAAATGGTCATGTTTATATGGATGTTCTTCCTTGTCAGAAACAAGCTGATGTTAAGTTAGAACTTGACCCTATAACTGGACATTTGCATGAGATTGATAATTCAGATAATACTGAAAATATTGAATTTGAAATTGAAGATTCTCATTTAATGCTAACTAAATATGGATATACAAAATAAAGATTTAGGAAAGGCTATCATTACTATTGCTGAAAATAATGTATATGATAGTCAAAAAACTTATGAACGTCTTACGCTTGTTAAACATAACGGACATGTTTATCTTAGCAAGCAAGATGTTCCTGTTAATACACCCCCTACGGGGGAACTTGATGATGGATATTGGCTTGACTATGAAGTTAAAGCTTATAGTTCCATCATTGGTATTGCTTTTACTCGTGCTGAAAATAAACCTGTTGCTCCAACAGGTGGTTCTTATTCAAATCCGCACCCCGTAGAGGATAATTGGAAAGCTGCTCCTTATAATGGCGATGATAATCTTTGGTATTCAATTCGTCGTTTTAATGAAAATGTAGATATTCAAGATAAAGAATGGAGCGACCCTACATTAGGTAGTTATGATATTGATTCTCTTGTAGAAATACTTGAAGATAGAATTGGTATTATAATCGAATAAAAAATTATTTTTTTTATAGTTTAAATAATTAAAAGCATTATGGAAGATTTATCTAAAGTTGTCGAGACTTTAACTGCTAATAATCAGAAACTTAGAGTAGCTGTTACTAAAACAAGTGCACAAGGTGAAGAAGCTCAGAAAACCACTCCTAATATGATGAGTTTTAGTAATGACGAAAATAGTATTTGGTTTAATGGTAAATTATATGGTGCTTTATTTTTACATCAAGTTGATGGTTTAACTAATGAAAGCACAAACGAAGAAATTATAAAAGTTATAGGTGCTGCTACTGAAGAACGTTTTAACCACATTCATTCATTTATTCTAAATGGTGGATTGATTATTGCAAATGATGAATGGGATATGTGTTATTGTATTGCTAATTCTGATAATGCCGCAAAAAATATTAGAGTTAAATGGTTATCTTATAGAACCTCTTTATTATATAGAACTATTATTTTTACATTAAAAAATAATAGTTGGAGTTGTAATGTTATTAAAAGAGAATTAACTGATGGCTTAACTGCTGATATGTATAAGTCTGCTCTTGGAACTTCTATTCAGATGCCTAATACTGTTGGTGGTATTGCTGCCGGTACTACTGTTGCAACTCTAAATGGTAAGAAGCAAAATGAAATTATTGATATGCTTTTGTTTCCCGAACAGCAACCGCAAGTTGTTGCTCCGTCTGCAACTATTCTTCTTAGTAGCGGTTTTATTAACAATGAAATAATGGAAGTAGGAATGGCTGCTCCTGTTGCCGGTACTAACATTAAAACAGCGTTCAATCAAGGTTATGGACGTGTTGCTGGTCAACCTGATAAAAAACGTGCTGGTGCTTTAAATAGCGAAGCAAGTTTTATTTATTACGGTGGACAAGAAAGCAATAAGACTTTACCTACTAAAGTTGTTTTAGGAACTATGCAGTATAATTATCATGCCGCATACGCTCAAGGTGAACAACTTGTAACTTCATGGGGAAATAAAGCTTCTGTTCAACCTAACCCGTTGCCTGCTGATGCTGTTAATTCTGGTGCTGTTTATATTTATGGTACTTATCCTTATTTTGCTAATGGTAAAGATGCTTCAACAGGTAATGGAGAAAGTGATATGCCGTCCGCTCCTATTGCCAATAATAAATTAAGACTATATAAATGGACTGATACTTTAATTGGTGCTAAGTTTGCCTCTGAAGCTTCTACAGGTACTCGTCTTGAATTTAAATTTCCGTCTACAAAGAATGTAACTAAAGTAGAATTTTATAATACTGTTTCCGGTAAATGGGAAGTATTTGCTTCTGCTAATTATGCTATTTCTAATGCTGGAAATATTCAAGTTCAAGATGCGCCTGTTGCTTATAAGAAGCTTACCACACAAGGTGCTATGTCTGGTGCTTTACAGTTAAGATTTACTGTTGTCAATGCTTCTCGTTCAGAAGATGATGAACCGGATACTTATAACGGTGAAGAAATTACCGATGAAGTATTTAGAAGTTTATCTGCTAATAGTACTACTATTCCTTTTGAATCTGATTATAGTATTGATACTTTTGCAGAGCAAAGAAGTCGTCCTGCCGGTGTTGCGCAATTTGCTGTTAACTTTGAACCGGGAGGTCAAGCCCCTCTTGATGCCCGTACAGTAGTTGGAACAAAAGCCGATTTGATTAATGCTGCTACTTATGCGGCTAAGAACTACTATCAAGGTATGCTTGTTATTGTAAAAGATACTCAAGAAGTTTATGTTCTTAAGGATATAGCCAAAATTACTTCTGCTGATTATAGTGGTTGGAAACGTGTTGATGGTGGCGGTGTTACGCAAACAGTTGTTGAAAACGTTTTGACAAGTACGAGTACAACTCATGCTTTGTCTGCTGCACAAGGTAAAGTTCTTAATGATAGTAAACTTAATAAGACTGATGTTGTTAATAATCTTAGCACACCTGATGCAAGTAAAGCCCTTAGTGCTGCGCAAGGTAAAGCTTTAAGTGAGAGAATTAATGGTTTAGGTAATGTTTATAAATATAAAGGAACTAAACCTACTATTAGCGAAGTTATTGCTATTACCAATGCTGTAGTTGGTGATGTTTATAATGTAGAAGCTGAGTTCTCAGTTGGCGGTAAGAAATATCCTGCTGGAACTAATGTTGCTTGTATTAAGAATACTTCTACTACTGAACATACTGAAGCTAACTGGGACCCTCTTGGCGGTACTGTTGATTTATCTGCTTATGCTACTAAAGCAGAAATGAATAGTGGTCTTAATAGTAAAATTAATACATCTGCAATCAAGAATGATTTAACTACTGGTGGTACTACTAATGTTTTGTCTGCTGAACAAGGTAAGATATTAAAACAGATGATTGACCAAGCTATTGCTGGTGGCGGTATTATTATTATTGAATAATAAAAATATGAATAAAAGCGATAATGGTTGAATAAATCATTATTGCTTTACTAATTACAGCGAATTATATGGATATGAATAACGAACTAATTTACGAACGCGCTGCTTCTCCTGTTGGACAACCGTTTAGAGTTTGTGCATCTAAAACAGAAGCTGAAGCACTTGAACTTACTAAAACTAATCCTAATATTCTTTATTTTTCTTCCGATACTAATACTATTATATTTAATGGTGCTATGCGAACTAATCCTACTCCGGATTTAAGTTCAGTATTGAAGAAAACTGATATTATAGATAATACTTCTACTAACGATAATACAAAAGTTTTATCAGCTAAACAAGGTAAGCTTCTTAACGATACTAAGTTAAATAAAACCGATGTTATTGGAAATCTTACTAACACTGATGATACTAAAGCGTTAGCAGCTTCTCAAGGAAAAATTCTTAATGATAAGAAAATTGATAAGACCGCAATAGAAAATACCGTTAACAGCAGTGATGTCAATAAGGTTCTTTCTGCTGCAATGGGAAAGTTTATTAATGATAATAAAGTTGCTAAGTCTGAAATAGTTGATGATACAAGTACCGATGATGCTACTAAACCTCTTTCTGCAAGACAAGGTAAATCTTTACAAGATGAAATAACTGTTCTTGAAAATAATATTCAAGATTTACAAACAAGTATCCCTACTAAAGTTTCTCAACTAACTAACGATAGTAATTATCTTACCTCTGCAAGAGTTCTAACCAAAGACAATACTGATACTTATAGCCCTACTGCTAATTATCATCCTGCTACTAAGAAATATGTAGATGATAAATTAAATGATAGTTCTATAAGTATAGTTGAATTTGATTATAATTTAGTCAATGCTTTAACAAACACATCTACTACTGAAGAAGTTAATGCTGCTTTTGCTAATCGTTCTCAACTAAAAACAAATTCTATTGTAAAACTTATCGGTATAAATGATTCTTCTGATGGTTTTGACGGAAGCAATGGCTATCGTTTATGCCATAAAGTTAGCATAAATAGTCCTGATAATTTTATTATAGAATATTTCTCTGATAGTAACAATAACGAAGTTGTAGAAATAATATTTAGTGCTGGTAATGTAGAAGTTAATAGAATGTCTATTGCTCCTGTTATTCCAAACGATATTTTAAAGTTTAAATATATTAATGTTGCCGATGGTTCTTTGTTAACTATTAATAAGCAATTAAGTGGAGTGGCTGCTTATAATTATATTATTAAAATATTTGGTTCTGATACTGCTATTGCTAATATAGTTATGGATATTTGCGAGAATCATACAAAATATTATATTTATAGTTATAATAGCAATTATAATAATATCGAAGTTGCTAACTCTTATGCTTATTATAATCAAGGCGATGGTTATGAATTACAATTTAATATTAGCTATTTTACTAATAATGGTCCTGTTACTAAAAGACTTGGTATAAAAATTAATACTGCTGACCAACGAAAAGATTTATTATATATCGAAGATATTCTTGTTTCCGATAATCTTCAAAGAGTTGTTAAACGTACTAAATCTGAATATGATAGTATTGGAACTAAAGATGCTTCAACGATGTATGGCGTAACTGAATAATTATGATAATAAAAATAATAGCGTTAATTTTGATAATAATATTGTCGAAATTAATATACTTATTAATGTTTAAAATATAATATGGATAAAATAGATAATTTAGATATAAATACTTTATCTAATAATGATAAGGGGCTTTATCTTAAAGATATAAAAACTAAAGGTGTTTATATTAAAGACGAACTTATTGCAAGTACCGATTTTGATTGGATGAAATTATTTCCATCTCTAACTAATAATTTAGTTGATAAAGGTTTACGTAATGTCAATGGTTGTGCTATTCTTAATTTTAGTTCTTTACGTATATATAAAAGAGATAATGGAATAAATCATAATCATTATGAACCTCATACTCTTAATTGGTTTGATGTTCCAAAAATAAAAAGCGAGTTTAGTTTACTAGAGACGGAAATAAAAGATTAAGATATATTAGAATTATATTTGCTTCTTATGCCGATACATCTTTAAATTTACTTTCTATTAAAAATGGAATACATTTTGCTGCTGGTATTGATTCTAAAATTATTGATGTTACTGTTAATGGTCCAGATTCAGCTGATTATAAAGGATTTAATGTAGTTGTTTTATTGTTTGACGATAAACCTTAAAATTATGAATAAAGAAGAAAATAAAATAGCTGCTTTCTCTGTTGGGGGGCTTAAGATAAGAAACATTGATTCAAATGGTGTTTATGTTGGAGATAAATTAGTTGCTGGAAATTACTTTGATTTTAGTCAATTGTGGAGTAATCTTGTTTATATTCCGGATGATAAAACAGATACTTATAATGCTGTTCTTATTGTTAATCTAAGTACAGATACTATAATGTTTAATAGAACTGGAGAAAAAAGTTATGTTGACCCAAAAAGTATAGATTGGTTTGCAGCAGGTATTCGACCCGGAAATGTAGTCGGACAATCTGTTGTAAATGGTAATAAAACTGTTAATGCAATTATATTTACAGTTACAACAGGAGATAAAATAGAAATTGTAACAAAACGTAATATAAGTGCTGGTGAAACCATAATAGGTTACGGTCAAGTTAGCGGTTCACTTTTTGGAAGAACTGTAATAGTATTTGATGCTTAATAAATAAAAATTATTTTCATTGAAAATAGTTTTGCTGTTTAAAAATAATAAATATATTTGCTAAACAAAATCAAACTATTGCTAATGCTGATAAACTTAATAATTAAATTAATAACAGTGGTTATTTATTCGTTTTCGTTTTAGCATAAGTTTTATTAGTTAAAGTAATAGTTTGATTTATTTATTGTCTAACTAAAATTTATAACAATTATGGAACTAAAAAAGTTTTGGAAGTATTTGGCGATAGGAATGGTTATTGCCGTAGTATTTGGCATTACTCTTAATGTTGGTTGGGAAACAGTTTTTATTAATCTTGTTTTAGGCTTCGGTACTGCTATTGGTAAAGGTATGCGTAAAGATTATGAAATGAAATATGCTTTTCTTAATTATACTATTCCAATGTTAATTGCCGGTATTATTACTGCTGCTTGTATATCTTTATCTATTGCTTAATATGAATTATTTAGATACTATTATTAATCAAATTCTTAATAATTTTGATTTTGCTTATATGCTTATTGTTAATGTATTATGTTTTATTCTTATTAAAGCCCATGATTATCTTAATGGAGATGGTCATAAAGTTGCAACATGGAATAAAAGATTATACTTAGTAATAAGCATTGTTGTTATTGGAGCTATTTATCAAGATGCAGGTGAAATCAAAACTATTGTTCTTGTTAATAGTGCTATTCTTGCTCCAGTATTTTGGAGTTGGATTGCTGCTCCGATATTGCATAAATTTGGTATTACATATAAACAGGCAGATGATGCTTTAAAATAGACTGTTTAACATCCCCCGTAGAGGATGAGACAATGATATGAATCTTTCTCATTCCTTTACGGGGGGTCTTAATTTCTGAAACAATGATAATCGTCAAAAACAAAATAATTCCATTCGGTAGTTATACTACTATTAACTTATTTGGTATTTTATTTACTAAATCTGATTATCTTAGTCCTACGACTATTAACCATGAACGTATTCATACAAAACAGATGCTCGAACTGCTTATAGTCGGTTATTATCTTTGGTATATTATTGAATATATAATTGTTCGTTTCTGTCATAAAAAACAGAATGATGCTTATCATGATATTAGCTTTGAAGAAGAAGCTCATAATAATGATAATAATCTTCATTATCTCGATAATAGAAAACATTTTGCATGGTGGAAATACGTTCGATTGCGTTCTGCCGAATAGCAAAACTATACTGTTACACGCACGTAGACGCAGTTTGCTTTACGCCTATTCGATTCAGATATACGAAATGATTAATCTATCGAGATAGACACAAAATGGCTTGACGAGCCTTAAAATGCGTCATAGTAAATCACAATCAATAACGCTCTAATTAATAATATTATGGACAATATTAAAATTTCTAAGTTCGTTGATGGACTTAACCTTGACAAAAATAGAAAGAAGTTGCTGATAACATTTATCGAAGAACTAATTAAAGAAAGTACAGAATCTGATTATAAACTTCCTTTAGCTTCTGCTAATACTCGTGGTGGTATTAAAAGTGGTTATCAACAAAATGGTAAAAATTATCCTGTTCAAATTAATACTCAAGGACAAGCTTATGTTTCTGTTCCCTGGACTGATAATAATACTACTTATACTGCTGCAACTGCTTCTGTATTAGGTTTAGTTAAGAAAGGTGCTGCTGTTGCTCCTGCTGCTACTGGAGCTGATGCTGCTGCATTAGTTACTAAAATAAATGAACTTTTGACAAGTCTTAAAAACGCTGGTATAATCGTTTAAATCAATAATGATTATGAAAAAGATAATTGAAATACTGCAAGCTATATACGAAGAATTAAAGTTGCAAACTAAAATATTAAGAGGAGAAGAAGATGTATGATAGTTGGTAATCCTATTATAATGATTCTTAAAGCTATACTTAATTGGTTTCGTCTTAGACGCGATTATATAGCTAATGCTGTTGATAAGATTCCTCCGGAAATTAAAGATACTCTTGTCGCTTGGTATAGCCCTGTTAAACAAAAGTTGAGCAATTACGATGTTATTGAAAGTTATGCTGAGGATTTTACAAGATTTGATTATTATGAACATAGAGGTACTATTGATAGAACTCCTAATAAAATTGTTATAACTGAATCTAAAACAGATATTTTAAATATAATTGAAAATATTAATACTTCTACTAATGATATAGTTATTAAAGTTACTGGCGTTAGTGAAGAACTTAAACTATTTGTTCAAGATATTAATAGTGTTAGACAATATATTAGCAAAGATGGCGTTTATAAATTTACCAATAATGTCTATCAGTTTTTTGGTTTTGGTATTAATAAAGTAATATCTGGCATTAATGTTGTTATTGAACAACTTCCTACTTCTATTCTAAAAGACTTTAGCGGCAATAAACATGATGCTTATTTATACGGTTTTAAAGGTAAGTTGAATAGTGGTGTTGGTATTTATGCTCAAGATTTTAAGAATTGGAATTATGGTTCAGCTATTAATAATAATATAAGTACAAAATCTTATAACAAGTTTCATATAGTTAAAAAGAAAGCTGATAATTGGTTTGGTTTTACTATTGGCATTCCAAAAAATAATTATTATAATCAATCTTATAAACTTAAATTTAATATCAATAAGAAAATAGATGATATTAAATTTAGTGTAGTTAGTACTGATGGTAATTTACAATCTACGCAAGTTTATTCGGTTAATATTAATAATGGTAGTGTAATCGACGTTCCTATTGTTAGTGAAGAAATTTTCAATAATAAAGAAGAAACTAATATTTATTATGATTTCGGAACAAATAAGGATATTGAAATTGATGTTGAATTGATAGCTGATTATCCTAATCAGCTTTGCTATGATGGTAAATCTTATGCAGTTGCTTATGGATTACCTATTCTAACTGATTATACTGTTATTGCTGATAGAACTTGGTTTGCTGAAAAAGTTGATAATGGTGTATTTATGTCTAAAGCGTTAGAGCAAAATGGTGCTTTTATTTTAGAATATAAACAAGGAGATAAATGGAATACATATTCGTATTATTCAGCAACTAATATAAATATAGATAAAGATAATTCTATTGTTTATCAAACTAAAAATAAATATAACGAACAAACTATATATCCTGGCGATAAACAAGATACTGATACTTTATTTATAGGAACTATTAGAAAAGATGATTCAAGAAGTTTTATCGGTTGTCACGGTGACATTCTTCTATTTAATCGTACTCTTACTGATGACGAATTAGATTTAGTTAAAGAACATTTCTTTGGTATTGAATCTAATATTAAAGATGCTATTATGACTACTGATAAAAAATATTTAGCTCTTGTTAATAATAATTATATTAAACTTAATAAATAAAATTATGGTACAAGGACAATTAATTTCGGAATTAAAAGAAAAAAAAATAATTGATGGAAAAGAATTAATTCCTACTGAAAGCGAAAATCAAAATTATTATATTAATGTTAATAATCTAAAGAATTTTATTAATGATATAGAAATAACAGATTACAATTTATTGTTTGACACTTACGAAAATAAAGTTTGGGAAAATGGTGTAATTCTAAATGATAGTTTAGTACAAAGAAATTGTACATCTATTGTTCCTCTTGATAGAAATAATAATATTTATACAAATACAAACGGAAGTGCTGACGTTGTTTTCTTTGATAAAGACGGTAAATATATTTCTACGCTTAATTTTTATAATAACAATCCGGTTCTTAAAGAAAATTTTCCTGAAAACGCCGAATTAGTTGCATTTACATATTGGAGAACTTCTATAATGACTAATAAATTCTTTGCTTCTGCTAAGAATAATTATAATTTAAAACTATGCCAGTCTACTATTCTTAAAAAGAGAGGAACTCGACCTATTGTCAATATTAATCTTAGTGATAGTGAGGAAGAGATTTTTCTTAAGTTAGCTTCCGCTTATATTACTCAGGATTGTGATGTCTATTTTGAAACTGGTGAATATCGTTTTAATAAAATATTTGAATTAATTAATACTAAATATGAATTTAACACTGCTATTGAATTACCTATTGGTGGTAATTGTAGATATTTCTTTAATCATTCTACTCTTATTTCTGAATGTGATAGTGATTCTGAAATAGTATATATGAACCAATCTTTATTCGGGACTCAAAGAGTTGGTTTTAATTCTAACTATGAGTTACATGATGGACATCTTATCCAATATGATAATATTTATGCTATTCACGATGAAGGTTCAAGTGCAAATTGTTATTATAAACATGTATATGATAATCTTATTGTAGAATATAAAAAAGGAAAACATGTTCAATATTTGTCTAAACCTTTAGGTTGCGGTAGTAATTTTAATGCTGATATAATTATTCAGAATTGTATTTTTAAAACAGATAATCAAGAAATATCTGACGTTAGTTGGCATTTTAATGGTAATGCTGATTATAAATTTACTATTATAAATAATTATTTTAGCAATTATTTTTCTTTAGATTCTAATGTTACTTTTGGAGAAGTGTTATTCATAAATAATAGTTATAAAAATGATAACGTATTTGCTAATGCTAATGTTATACAATTTAATAATATAAAAAGACAATAATTATGATAAACAAAAATGATTTTATAGGTATATTTATATATGCTTTTGCGACTGTATTTCTCGGATACAAGTTCGCGTTCTTGATATTGTTCATAAAAGAAAATAGTGATAGATGTTGTTATTATAATGGTAAATGGAATATTAAAGATTTGATTCTTTATTCTGTTTGTATTATAATTGGAGCACTTCTTGTTCATTATCTTAGTTAGACTTGCCGCTTATTTCTCTATTGTTAATTCGGTAGTAGAAATAAGCGGTTTCTTTTTGTCTTGTTTGAAATATCCAAAAACTTTATTCTCATAGTCTTTGGTTATATAGTCGTAATTGCAATTACAGAAATATAAATTTTATTATTAATCTTATTAAACTTAACTATTATGATGTTAGTTGATAAAGAAACTGGAAAAGGTTATGTTGAAATGGAAAAAGTTCATCATGACAAAAAGGAATATGCTTCTAAAGGTGTTGCAGGTACTGCTCTTGGACTTGGTATTGCCGGTACTGCTTTGGCATTGTTTAACAACGGTTTTGGTGGCAATCCTTGCTAAAGATGAGGTTTATAATAAACTTTCTGGAGAACTTCAAATGCTAATACAAGAAGAACTAATTAATTCTGTTAAAGATAAAGTAGCTAATTCTTCTCGTGGAAAAGAACTTCTTGAAAAACAACTTAATAATATTCGTACTAAGAAAGATAGTATTATTGAAGAAGCTAATAGAGAATTAGAACTATTTAAGAAATTTCAAATTGCTGCTCAAGCTAATCCTAAACTTACTTATGTCGAATTTTGTAAAACTATTAATAACGAATAATTATGGTAGAAAGAAAAGTTATAATTGATAAACTTAATGAATTAGTTGATAGTAAAATTACTATTATTACTGATACTAATCCATTTTTAAAAATATTTAAGCCTTTTATTGATAAGGCTGCTGATAATTATATTTGTAAAATTAATAAATTTCTTCAAATGATTGAAGAAGAAAATGGTCTAATTGATATTGAAACTCTTCTTGGAAAATCTATTGATAATCTTATTGTTTCTCCAGTACAAGAATATCCTGATATGTTTAAAGGTGTTACTATTGGTAATGGTAAAATTAGAATTGGACTTCCAGGAATTAATAAAGATATAGTTTTGGATGCTAATGATATTGAAACGTTTAAGCAAAGTCTCGTTAAATAGTGTATTTCTCGATTTAATTCTTAAAATAAGTGGCGGTAATCTGTTTGTGAAAATAGGTTATCGCCATTGTTTTTGTAATGGTCGTATTGATAATATAATATATTTGTCTTATTACTAATATTAATCCTATTATTCCTATGGCTACACTAAACCAATTAATCAGCGAAATTGCTCATGCTGCCGGTTCTCCGAATACATTAGCTGTTCGTAGAAACATTCGTCAAGCGATTATTCATACTCGTAATGAATTAGTTCGTAGAAGTTATGAAGCTCATGGCTATATTGATAACGGTCTTGAACAGCGTTTTAGACTTGAACTTGTTGATGTTCCTGATGGCGATTTGTATAAATCAGAGGGATTGAATCTTCCTTTTGTTAAGAGAACTAAACATAAAGTTCCTCGTCCTGTACGTCTTATTAATAATACTCCTTTTCAATCTGTTTCTACTGTTGGAAGTTATACTCTTTCAGTTCCTTTTGTTCGTGAGCATGCTACTCAATTTTATAATCATTTAATTGGTCTTTGTCGTGTTCTTCGTTATGATTATATAAATGATTATATTTATATATTCACTAATTCTGATACAATACAAGCTAATATTAATTTTATTGTTGTCAAATCTCCTTTTGAATATCCTCATTTAATTAAAACTGAAACTGTTGAATCTGCCGGAAGTTTTTCTGATACAGATTATGATGATAGCGAAGAATTAGATGATAATGAATTTCTTCTTCCGGAAGATATGATTGGTAATATTAAGAATATTATATTTAAACGTAATCTATTTAATGTTGCTCGTGAAACAAACGAAACTCCTGTTGAAAATCTTGTTCGATAAGTTATGGTTGCTGATATAGATATTAAACATTATTACGCTAAGTTTATAGAACAATCTAAATCTGATTATGAAGATAGTAAAAAAGAATATGATGATTTAGTTGTTGTTAAAGGAAAACTTTATAGAAATCTTAATGATAAACTTGATATTATTAATAATTTCTTTGAATTAGAATTATCTTCTCTTGATAACGACGAAGAAATATTAGTCGTTGATTATGATGCTATTCGTAATAAAGTTAAAACTTCTGGTTTTATTCAATCTGATTCTTCTCATAAAGTTACTGTTCTTAATTTTATTCGTTATGTTCAAACTACCAAACTAATATATGGTAAAAAGAAACAACTTGAAGTTACTAAAATTCGTAAGATGATTAATATTACCGATTATAAAAAACTTGTTTATAAATTTTATAATTATGGTGTTGCTAAATGTATTCTTGAAGGAAATGGATATAAATTTGCTGGCGGTTTAGGAACTATTGTTTGTAATCGTTGGAAAGTTCTTTCTGATAAGAAAGTTATTGATTTTCATGCTACTAATAGAAAGAAAAAAGAAATTATTGCTGCTGGTCTAAAACCTTATGATAAAGAAGAAGCTGAAATATATAAACTTCGTGGAATGAAATATGACGGAGTTGATTATAAAGTATATAAAAGTAATGATTATTATTATGAATTTAAACTTATAGATAACAATCGTTATCATTCTGTTAATGTTAAGTTTATTCGTAAAGATAGATTCCCTAAAGATTTTAGTGGTAAAAGCCATGAAGAAATAGCTAAAGCTTGTAAGTCTGTTGATGATATTTATAAACTTAAAGCTGATATTAGATGTAAACTTATGATTCTTCTTCATTATGAACCTATGTCTTATCTTAATTTTGTAAGAAATGCAGAACAAAATGAACATAACGTTGGAGCACATAATAGCAAAAATCGACAACGATTTCAATCCTGATAATAGCGATTGGATTGCTCGTGTTCCCGCATGGTGTGTTGATGCTATGTCTCAACTTAAAGTTCTTAGAACTGAATATAAAACTCGAAAGCTAAACGTAGAAAATCGTATAGCTCACAGCCCTTGTCCTATTACTAATAGCAAGGGTTTTGCTGTTTATGACCGTAACGATTGTGAGATTAAAAGTCTTGCTTATAATAAGAAACATGCCCAATGTTGTAGTTCCTCTACGGGGGGTCGGGACGATATGGACAATGAAATGTTAAGTCCGTCTGATACTATTTATCTTACTGATACAGGTGCTAATAGAACTCATTATCAAGCTGTTGCCGAACATGTCAATACAGATGACTTTAATAAACGACATACTGTTGCCGACCAATTCATATCCCCCGTAGAGGATAAAAGAAATTATATCATTGTTGATAATAATACTATTGAATTAAATTTTGATACCGATTTTATTACTATTCGTAATCTTGAAATAGCTACTGAACATAGCGATTATTTTAACGGAGAAATACCAGTAGTTCCTAATAACGGGCTTCTTATTGAAGCACTTGCTTATTACTGTATGTATAAGATGTTGACTCGTGGTATGAAACATCCTGTATTTAATCTCGCTGCTTCTCAATATGGAACTAATCCTTATTATATGTGGATGCAATTAAAAGATAAAGCTAAAGCTTCTGTTATTGCCGACAATCAAGGAGTAAATGGTTATGATGGAGATGCTTGGCGTGCTTATTTTTACAATTATACATTTCCTAAATAATTAAGTTATGCAATTAAGTCAAATATTAAACTTTGATACTCCTTATGAACATCTTAAGGATGGTGACTTAGTTCATGCTGGAAATGTAATGATTGATAAAGATACTCAAACTATTCAGAATGAACCTGGTCTTAAAGATTTTTATATTCATGGTGTTGATGCAAATATAGTTGGACATATTGAATGTAATCAAGAATTTGTTTTATTCTTTGATAATAGTCAAATTTATCGTGTTAATGTTGACGGTAGTAATCCTAAACTTGTTGATATTCGTTGGCATTGGTGTGGCGGACAAGTATTTGGAACTTATACTTATAATGTTAACAATGAACTTATAGTTTGTATTAGTGAACAAAATCCTACCGAAGATTGTCCTCTTAAAAGTATTAATCTTGACAAAGATAAAGATTTAAATCCTTATATTACTGATGGTAATGATGAACTTTATACAGAATTAGCTACTGCTCCGATTAGTAATTTTGGAGATGTTAGTTTTGTTAATGGTTCTCGTATTAAAAAAGGAACTTATATCTTTTTTATTCGTTATTGGATTGATGATTATTATAAAACTATATGGTTTCCTATTGGCTATCCTGTGCACGTTACTGATATAGCTGCTCTTCAAACTCCTAAAACTGTATTTAGCTATTCCGGAAATTCTACTGTTGGTAGTGGTAGTATTCAAGATTATTATAATGAAGATGATGATTATACTAATACTAATCCTCAAATTCAAGTTCGTATTTATACTGATACTATTAAAGCATATAATAAATATCAATTAGGCGCAATTATTAATGGTAATGCTTCTACCGAAGCTGTTGTATGGAAAGCAAAAAGTATTACCGCTCTTGCTACATTTGATATTGATAATAATTTTGAAACTATTTCTCTCGATGAACTTACTAATGAACCTTTTAATTTTTATAATGTAAAAGCTCTTGATAATTATCGAAACAGAGTTTATTTAGGTAATTATAAAATTGCTAATAAAAATTCTGTTTTTGAAAAATATAAAGATTATCTTAACGAGCAAATGGCGAAAGTTGTTATTAGTGCTGTTGATAGACGAGAGGGTAGTTATCCTACTTCTGCCGAAGCTATAAATTTCTTCAAGCCAAAACCTGGTCGTCGTGGTATTTATACTTTCTTTATTCATTATGTTTATCCGAACGGTACTTATACTGATGGTTATCCAATAAATACTATTAATAATGGTGCTAATAATGTAGGTGGAGTTAATCTTAAAGCTGAAAGAATAACTCTTGCTAATGGAGAAAGTCTTTATCGTTATAGTTGTCCTACTGATTTATTATATCTTGGTGGAGTTGTTTTTGAACATCTTCCTATGCTTGAAGGATTTGTCGGATATTTCATTAGTTATGAACAACCAAAATATGCTGATGTTGGTAGTGGTTTTATAACTAAAGATGATAAATCTTTATATGATGTTAAAGGTGAACAAATTGGTGGTAGTAATTTTAGATTTAATTATCCAGAGTTTAGTATAATCGGTGGTTCTACTAATGCTAATAAAATATCTGATACTTGTTTATTTAACTTAGATACAGTCAACGATAATCTAAATGCTATTCTTACATATAACAGTAAAGCTGATGAGAAAATAACTGGTATTGAAAAGACGGAAGTTATTCCTCCTAATAGTTATTCTAATCGTGGTAAAGAGGGTGCTCTTCGTATTAGTACAGCTAATCAAGCTTCTCATACTCGTCAAGGTTTAGTTCTTTCTGATATTTATACTGATGATATTACTGATTTTTATGTTGATGTTGACAAAAATCTTATATCGTTAGGATATATAGAATATGTAAAAGATGTCGTTACTGATGGTAGTGTTAATTATACTTATGGTAGTCTTGAACGTAGAGCAAATAATACTACTGTTTATCCTGTATATGCTTGGAATTATTATTGGAATTTAAGTACAGTATATACTTATCATAGTCGTGGTGTTATTTTTAGTGATGTTAATTGGAATCCGTATGATGCTACTGATAATACAGAATTTTTTAAAGAAGGAAATACTGTTGCTAATAAACCTTTATTATATAGTTTTACTTTTGTTCATGAAAGTCATTATTTCCTAATGGGAAAGAAAATGAATATTAGTCCTCGAACATTATATTATAATATTAGTAGTGGCGAAACTAATACACAAGTTGCTAATTTAATAATTGATGCTTCTCGTATAAATGATTTATATGTTCTTGATGCTAATTATTATAATTATTATCGTAGAATTATAGTTAATTATAATAAGAAAAATGATTTATATAAGAAAGAATTTTATGGTAAGACTGTTTATCGAACAGATGTTATTGGCGACGAAAGTATCGCTAATAGTTGGAAACATATTTCTCCTGAAGCTTATAAAATTATTTCTGAAAATAAAGGTGATATAACTAATATAGTTGGTATTGATACTTATCTTCTTGTTCATACTGAAAAATCTTTGTTTGCTTTTAATGTTAATAATCAACTTAAAACTGCTGAACAAGATGTTCAGATGTTAATGCCGGATGTATTTGAAGTTGAATATAAAGAAATGTTCTCAAGTAAATATGGTATTGCTGGTTTTCAAGATTTTGTTTCTTATATAGTCGGTGATTTCGGTTATATATTCTATGATAGAAATTCAAAGAAACTATATAATTTTAATGGTAGTAATATCGAAGATATTGATGGAAATATAAGTAAATTTATTCATACTTTTAATGCTGATTATATTTATATGGGATATGATACCGCTAATGCTCGTTTGATGTTTAACTTTATAAAAGAAAATAAATCTCGTATTAAACAAAGTTGTATATTTAGTTATAGTCTTTATAATAATAATTGGATTAGTACTCATAGTTATACTTCTGATTATAAATTTATTACTCTAAAAGATAATTTTTATCTTATTGATAAGGTTCAAGGAATGTATCGTATTCGTGAATTTGATAATGAAAATTATAATGAATATAATGACGATAATCTTAATCCGTTTATGAATAACGAAGTTGTTAATGATAAACTTTGTTCGTATGTTGATGTTTATTTTAATAACAATAATAGTTATAATGCTATTAAGATATTAAATTTTATTACTTATATTATTAATAAAGAAAAGAATGATAACTTTGATGTTCTCGGTTGTTATATTTATACTAATTGTTGTTATTCTGATTATTGTAATTTGCTTGAAGAAAGAAAAAGTGTTGCTGAATATAAGAAACCTTATTTAGAATATGGTCGTTGGAATTATAATTGGTTTAGTAATAAACTTAATAGTTTTGAAGAACAAGAAATTGTTAATCGTATTACAGGAATTATAAACGATAATCTTGAATATAATCAAACTGCTGTTGATGCCAAACTAATTGTTGGTAAATATTGTGTTATTAGATTTGTATTTAGAAATACTAATAAGAAAGTTTTAATTAAAGATATTCAAGCGTATTTTAATAAATAATATATGGAAACTAAATATGTAGATAGAGATAAAGCTTTTTGGGGTGCTGCAATCGGCGCTGTTGGTAGTATTGTTGGTGGTTTGTTTGGTCGTAAGAAAAGAAAGAAACAAGCCGAAGCTCAACGTCAAGCTGAAATGATTAATTATCAGAATCAACAAAATGCTATTAATACTCAATATCAAAATACTCAAAATGCTATTGATGCTCAATATGAACAGAATGTTCTAAATGTTAAAGCTCAAGAAGAACTTAATCGACAGCAAAATGAACTTGCTGCTAAAAAGACTGGCATCGAAAACGCTGCCGGTCTTACGTCGTTATATACAAATGAATCTGAATTGAACAAAGAATTTCGTAATAGATTCATGCGTTGTGGTGGTGGACGAAAAGTTCGTAAATGTGGCGGAAGTGATAAGAAAGCTTGTGGTGGTAGAAAGAAAGCTGCGTTTGGTACATGGACAAATGATACTACTAATGCTCTTATAGGTACTGTTGGAAATGTTGTTGGAAATGCTATTGTCGGAAGTGGTGGTTATACTCCTACTTCCAAATTACTTAATTATAAAACTAATACTTATAAAACTTATAAACCTGCTGAATTAGAAGTCTATGATGATGTTGCTGATAAATTTAATATTCGTAAAACTGGAGAAAATACTGCCAAATATGCTAATGTTCAAAATAATAATGTTGCTGCTATGAATACTCTTGGTCAAAATCCTACTGCTGCTATTACTGCTGTTTCGCAAATACAGTCACCTCGATACGCTTGTGGAGGCGGCAAAAAAGTACGTAAACGCAAACACTAATGCTATTTGCTTGCCCGTCATGGCATTTTCATATCTAAAATGATTAATCCATCACGATTTGAATTGCGTGCCGTGACGAGCCTTAAAACGACTAAATAAAAATTATTGACATGAAGAAAAATAAAGCTAAAGATGGTATTGTAGTTAATGCTGGTAATGGTAATTATATTCCTAATATTGTTCGTGGAGGAGCTGCTATTCCTATTGGTAAGAAAAACTTCTATTATATGCAAGGTAGAAAACATGAACAAGGCGGTATTGATATTGGTCGTAATACTAAAACTGGTCTTGAAGTTGAGGGCGAAGAAGTTATGAAAGTTAGTCCTAAAGAAGTTCGCGTTTATTCTTCTGTTCCTTTTCTTCAAGGCAATAGTCCAGCCGAACTTGTAATGGGTGGAGCTAATCCTGATGCCGTTTTTAATGCTCAAGAAGAATTTAAAGATAGAAATCGTATTAACGATGATGGTACTAAATATCAAATTGGCGGAGAAAAACAAAATAGACAAATAGGTGATTCTCCTTATGATGACCCTACATTAGTTATAAATAAAAAAATTACTTTACGCAAAAAAGCTGGTAGAGTTACTGGACTTAATATTGGAAAAAATACTTTTAATGTTATTAGAACTCTTTCTCGCGGACTTCGTATCCTTAGTCCAATTGCGGAAATTGTTCAAAATGTTTTTCCAAATAAAGAATCTGAATATGTCCAATCTGCTAATGATTATGCTCGTAATCCTATAAAATTTGATTTTAAAGAAAAAGGTAATATGCTTAAATATGGTGGTCAAACTAAACCAAAATTTGAAGATTGGTATAAGACTGTTCCTGCTGAAATTAATGATACTACTAATTATAATTTAAGAAGAGCTTATGAACTTCTTCCTTTTAATGAACTTGAAGATTGGCGGAATGGAAAAGCTCATCTTAGAAGTATTGCTCCTACTTCTAATGGTGATTATGAATTTCTTAAATCTAAAAAACATCCTACTTATAATAAAGAAATAGAATGGTTTAATTCTAACGATAAAAATGCTATTGAATTTCGTAATAATTATCGTCTTGATAATAAAGACAAATATCCAAAATATATAAAGAAAAGTAAAATGGGAAAACTTGTTTCTATAAACGGTAACGTTAAAAACGGTCTGATACATACTCCTAATCAAGATGTTCTTGCTTATAATAAAGAAAGAAAACCTCGATTTAATGGACGTTATTCTAAACCTGGATTGCATAATCTTGAACTTCTTGTTTCTGATTTGATATTACCAAAAGGTAAAGTTAATATTGAACCTGATGTTCCTAAACGTTTAGGTTGGGTTGAAGCACATAATAGATTAGTCGGTGCTGATATATCTCAAAAACCTTTAGATACTAAAAAAGATAATACTAATGTTGCTCATACTATTTCTGAAACAGAAAGACGTACTCGTAAATTTGCTTGTGGTGGACGTTCTAAAGCTAAAGTTGGTAAAGGATTTAGAATTAATAATGATAAATATAATATTGGTGATACAATAACTTATAAAGATAAACAGTATGTTGTTACTGATAGAAATGAAGCGAAACTTATTGATAAAAATGTAAATAGTTATGTAGACGGAGTTACCGGTGCTGCTCGTAGAGTTCCTACTTCTCCTCAATCAAGCCCATCCTCTACGGGGGGTGTTAATAATAGAACTGCTAAACCGACTAAACCTGCTGTTCAAAGAGTTAATAGATTAGCTCCTGCAACTAATGCTGAAATGGCTGGTATTAGAAGAGGTCTTGAACCATTACTGCAAAATACTGTTGTTGATAAACTTAATAAAAGCGTTGATAACAATTTGAATGTTATGCCTGTTCAAGACGATGTTGCTAAAACTCGTAATATAGATAATATTCTTTTAGGAGTTAATCTCGGTAGTTCTGTTTTAGATGCTGTAATGGGAAACATTTATGCTAATCAAATGCATGGATATACTGCTCCAAATATTACTGCTCCTACTATTAATAATCCTGGAGAAATTAAACTTAACAAGGAAGATTTAAAAGATATTCCTGCTCCTATTCTTATGGCTGCTGCTAAATTAAAAACTCGTTATAACGCTAATCCTCAGCTTAGTAAAATTGAAGATGATACTCGTCGTATAATGGGCGAGATTGGTCGTAATACTTCCAACAGTCGTGTTGCTCTTGCTCGTAAACAACGTGCTGCTTTACAAGGACAGCAAGCTAAGAATGAAGTTTATGGACGTAAAGAAAATATTGAAACTGAATTGATTAATAAAGATAAACTTAATCAACAAGAAGTTACTGCTCGTAATCTTGCTCGTTATGACCAGTATAATCAAGCCCTTGCTGCTCAACGTGCTAATCGTGCAAGACTTAGACTTGCCGCTGATACTGCTAATATTCAAAATAAACTTGCTGTTAGTACAGCCAATGCTCAACTTAAATCTCAAGCTGATAGATTTAATGCTACTAATAGAATTAATCAACTTGTACATCAGGCTGGTATTGATGCTGCTAAAGCAGAAGCGCGTTCAAATATATTTAGCGGCATGTTAGGTAATATTGGTAGTGCTCTTAATACATGGAACAGAAATAAACGTCAAGCTAAACTTGATGAAGAAACTCTTAGAGTTCTCGGTTTACGTACTCCTAATGCAAATAAACTTGTTCTTAGTGCTCTTGGTTATTAATTTTTAAAATAATATAGATATGCCTTTTGGTAGTTTTAAATCAATAGATTATAATTATGTTCCTAAACATAATTTAGAAGTTATAGGTCAAACTTATGATTATCTTCAACAAAGACATGATGCTGCTGTTGCTCAAGAAAGTGCTTTAAAGAAACAAATTGGTGAACTTGAACTTAACGCTCAAGAAGATGAATTTAAACAAATGCTTGTTAATAGTATTGAAAGTAAAATTCAGGATGCTGTTGTAGGAGATTTTAAAGGTTATGCTCTTGATGAAATAATTGCTGAAGCTGGAAATCTTGCTTCTGACCCACGTATTATTGGTCGTCTTCGTGCTCAACAACAATATAAAGCTTATCAAGATAATCTTAATGCTCGTACTGATTTATCAGAAGATTATAAAAATTATTATCGTCAAGTTAATACTTATCATTATGAAGATAAGTTAGATGCTGCTGGAAATGTAATTGGTGGTGCTGAATGGAAACCAAAAAAACAAGAAGTTAGTGAAGTTCCTACTTCTGTTATTTATAATGAAGCTCTGAAAATTGCTCAAGCTGATGCTGGTGGAGGAGAAAGTTATAGTTTTCTTGATGCTAATGGAAATCCTACAAGCGATTATACTAAATCTGCTACTGGAGAAATGTTTATGAAAAGTGGTAATAAGTGGGAAAGACTTAGTGAAGATAAACTTCAACATGCCATTGATGCTGCTATTGAGGGAACTCCTGGTGCTAAAGCGAGTCTTCAACAAGATTACGATATTGCTATTTGGAAAGATAAAACTCAATCTAAAAATGCCGATGTTCGTGATAATAACGGTAATCTTATGAATTATGACGAATTTATAAATCGTCGTTTTAATAACTTTAAGAAAGCTGCGGCTTATAACAGAAGTTATAGTACGTCTGAATTTGGTACTGCTTTAGCTTCTGCTAAGAAAATTGCTGCTGCAAGTGGTGGTGTCGCTAATGATAATAATTTTGCCAATGTTATAGTAGATGGTGCTCCTCTTGTTGCTAAAAATGAAAGTGCGATAGAAGCTCGTGCTAATATTCAAAATAGTAAATCTACTATTGCGGATATATTTTCTCGTAATGGTATTCAAAGGGATATTAATTCTATGGATACTGCTGCTCTTCGTCAACAAGTTAATTCATTACCTAATAGTCCTGAAAAACTTGAAGCTCTTAATGCTATAAAAACCATTGAAGATAATACTGAATTTATGAATAAGATTCTTGGAGTTAATGCTGGTACAGAAGCTGGTAACGCTTTTGAAACTTATACCGCTCTTAGCTCTGGTACTGATATTCCTGATAATCAATTTAGAAGTGGCGTTAATCAATACATGGATGCCATATTTGATGAGAATACTTATGCTGTTAGACAATATCTTAATGATGATGAATATACTACTCTTGTTAAAAACTTAGGTGGAGATAATGCTCTTAAATCTTTGGGTATTAGAATTGGTAGAGAAAATGGAATGCAATATGTTGAACTTCCTCGTCAAGCTAAAAACAATACATTTAATTTCTCTAAAGCTGTAAGAGATGCTCGTAATCAAAATACAAATCTATTTAAAGAAATGATACAAATGCCAGGACGTGCTCTTCGCGGTCTTGGTTTTATTGATTATGATAAGACTAAAACAGTACCTAACGCTGTTAAAATTGGTAAGAATGGAGAAAAAATTCTTGATGTTACTCCTACTGAATTATCTGCTCAAGGAACTGATTATGGTAGCAATACAAGTTTAGGTGGCATTATGAATAATTTTGCTAATTTTGGCGATGATTTAAATCGTAATGCAGAAGCTATTATTCAGCAAGACGTAATAATGCCGACTGAAATTATTGCTAATGTTAGTCCTACTCATGCACAAGCAGAATATAATCTTAAGCATGGTATTGGTAAACCGGAAGATAATAAACGTATTATGGATGTTGAAGAAGAGAGATTTAAACAGGCTCTTGGTAACATAGATTTTACTCAAACTCCTAATACTTATATTTATGATGATGAAACTTCTACTTATCGAGAAATGGATACAGAAGAAGAAATGAAATATACCAATATAATTGCTAATGCTAAAGAAAATCTTACTGTCAACGGTATTACTTATTATGCTGATGGAAGTATTCGTTCTGCTGTTACTATCAAAGACCCGAAAAATCCTGAAAAAGCTCCTAAGCGTATTCAGTTTGGACTTAATCCTGTTATGTCTAAAGACTGGCTAAATGATACTAATACTAAAGCTGGTATTCGTTTATCTAAACTTCGTAGTTATAAATACGATTATAATATAGGAAATAGTCCTTATACTTCTAATATCGGTAAATATCAAATTGACAGCGATTTGAATCTTATTAATAAAACTAATAATAGAGTTATTCGTCAACTTACTCCTATTGAAGCTCAAGACTTGATTGAAAAAGATATTCGTCTTGACGAAGCTGCTAATGCTTATGTAACCGGTCAAGTTAAAGATATTAAATATTTGGCTGCTATTATTAATAGTGTTGCTGAATCTTATTCTAAATATTTGTATAATACTACTGATTATAAGCAAAATATTGCTAATGTTATTGGTAATAATTTAACTGAATATAAATAATATGGATGTACTAAAATTTTTGCGAGAGGGAAATAAAGTTCCTAATCCGGAATATAATCCTAAAACTAAAAAGGGGGCTACACAGCCCCCATTCTTCGTTAATACAGACCCTGATGCTGATGCAAAAAATAGACTTCTTAGTGTTATTGCAGAGGGTCGTAGTTATCGTAACGCTCCTATTAATCTTCATCCTGATGAATATGCTCCTTATAATGTTTTTGTAAATAATATTGATACTCAAGAAGAACTTGATAAAGAACGTGCTGCTAATCAAAGCGAATTTATGCAGGCGATAAATAGTGGCGGTCGTACTCTTAATCAATTGACTATTGGTACTGTGTTAGGGGCTGCCGATTTAGCATCTGTAATTGTCGATGCTATGGATAAAGATGGCTTTAACTATGAAAGACCACAAGTTGTTCAAGCTATATCTGATTTTAAAGATGCTATTGATAAACGGATGCCTATTTATAGAGAAAATCCTAATGCTGCTTTTGACGTTACTGATGTTGCATGGTGGGGAGAAATGATTCCATCTATTGTTACAAGTGTTAGTTTAGCTGTTCCTGGTTATGGGGTTTCTAAAGTTGCTTCTATGTTAGGAAAAATTCCTACTCTTAATAGAATGACAACTAAAGTTGCTAATATTCTTAAACTTACTCAAAAAACTCGTGATATTATTAGCACTGGAGCGAGTATGACTACTAACGGTGCTACAATGAGATTGCTTGAAAATTATCAAGAAGCTGTTCAAACTAAAGATGATGCTAAACAATTTGCTAATCAGCAATTATCTTCTATGAATGATGAACAACGCGCTACTTTTATAAAGAACAATCCTCAATATGTCGATAAGTCTGATGAAGAAATTGCAGAAGATATAGCAACTAATGCTGCTGGAGAAACTTTTGCTACCGATTGGCTTAATTTAGGTTTTGATATTGCCCAATTATATGGATTAAGAAATCTTGTTAAATCTTCTCTTGTTCTTAGTAAAAGTAGTAAACTTCGTAATCTTAATAATAAAGCTGCAAAACAATTTGGTATGACTGCTGATGAAATTGCTGCTTCTAATGCCGCAAGTTTAACTAAACTTGAAAAAGCTCGTACTTTAGTAAACAATCTTGGTTATGACATTCTTCATGGTGCTCGTAATGAATGGACTGAGGGAGTTGAAGAAGCTATAAACTATATAGCACAAAATAAAGGTATGGAACTTGCTAAACTTGCATTTGATAAGAATACTGATACTAAAACTTTAGGAGATTATCTTTCTGATGCTCACATGTGGGAAAGTACTTTTTGGGGTGTTTTAGGCGGTGTTGCTTTTACTGGTATTGCTGGTAAAGCAGGAGAAATTTATAACCGTAAATTTAATAAAGAATTTGTTGCCGGTGAAAAACAACGTGAACAAGAAATAACTAATCGTGCTCTTCTTGCTCAACAATATCAAGAACAAATGTCTGCAATCAATAACAATAAAAATCCGTTTAATGTAGACAAAAAAGGAGAAGCTACTGAAATTCAAAGTGAATCTGAAAAAGAACTTCTTAAAGATATTGCTCGTAAGAATTATACTTCTGCTTTAGCTATTAATGCTATTAATACAGGTAATATGGATTTCCTTGAAACCTATATTGATAGTGACGAACTTCGTACTGGTTATGCTAAAAAATTTGGTCTTAGTAATGAAGAAGCTACTAAATTTCAACAACAAGTTAAGAATGATATAAAACAAACTAAAGATTTATATCTTAATTCTGTTAATAAAGCTCTTAAGTTTGGTGCTTCTATGAATGTTGCACAAATAATTGCTAAACAACATATTGATGCAAATAATACAAATGAATACAATAAACAAATTAATAAATATGCTGAAAATCTTTTCAATGAAAAAGTTGCTTCTAATCAAAATATTAATCCTGAATATTTTGCTGCTGTTGAAAATTTAGCTTATGCTAATAAACTTACTACTCTTCGTAATCATAAATCTTTGCTTCAAGCTTCTGAACAGAATGATGATACTCGAAATATGATTGAGCAAATAGATAATGAAATTGCTTATCTTGAAAATAATGCTCCTGCTGGATATGATTTTAATGATAAAGAAAATGAAGCTAAAGCTAAAGAATTTAGAGAAAAATATTCAGAAGAATATAATATTGCTTATAATAAATATAGAACTAATCTTAATACTAAGTTAGATAGAGCAAATGCTCGTGATACCGATGCTGATTTTAAAAAGCAAGTTAATCATTATATGAATGTTTTTGATGAATCTCGTAGAAAAATTATCAATAACGCTCTTGAAGAATATGGTCAACTTTATGATAAATATGGCGATAATATTAATGATGAAAATGCTATTGAGGATGCAGATAAAAAGAAACTTGATACTTTGAAAAAAGTATTTGTTGCTTCTGATATTAGTGATTCGAGAATTAATAATTTTATTAATAATAAAAAGAAAAAGAAAGAAGCTGCTGACGAATATAGAGAAACTGCTGATGATGTAGTAGAAGAAAACATTGGAGAAGAAACTGATGCTGATGCTGCTGTTGATAACACTACTAAAGAAGAAGAAAAGGATAAGACTGAACCAAACCAATCCTCTACGGGGGGTCTGAAAGAAGCAATTAATGAAGCGGCTGGAACTACTGAATCTACTGAAACTACTGCTACTACTGAACAACCACCTGCTGGTCAAACTACTGCCGAATCTGCCAGAACAGAAATTCCTGCCGATAATGAAAATGGACAAGGAACACCCCCCGTAGAGGGTAAAACTGATGAGCCTGCTACTGCTCAAAAAGTTTGGGATGACTTTGCTGTTAATGATTTTGCTCTTGAATGGATTGGAGTTAATATTCCAAATATTCTTACCGAAAATGCTGAAACTATAATGGCATATTATGATAAATATATTCATGATGCTATTACAAATGGTATTGATAAAGAGACCGCTGATGTAGTTTGGTACAGTATTATGAATGGTCTTTATGGAGATGAACTTTCTTATGATAATCAAGGAACTCGTAATAGCGCTATTGACGATAACGATAAAACTATGTTGCGTGCAGCGATGCTTGCAATAATGAATCGCAGAATTGGTAATCATGGTAATATAGAAAATGTTATTAAACGTTTTGTTGAAACTGCTAATGAGAATGGTATTACTTATGGTGTTGATATTGACGGTAAGACTTATTTTAATATAGAAGATTTAGTTTCTTATATTTATGATATGTCAAAAGTTGATGTTATTGCTCAATATCTATTTGACGAAATAACTAATTATATTGTTAGTGACGATAATACTAAATATGTTGCCACTGATGATGAATCAATGTCAAGACTTAATCGTGAAGCTAAAGCTAATCGTATTAAACGTCACGCTGAAATTCGTGCTAATTGGTTAGTAACTAATCCGTTCAATAACATTAATGTTGATGGTATTGATACTAATGAAGAACAATATGTAAATATTACTCAACTTCAACCTGGCGAAGAACTTATTGGTAAAGCAAGTAATGGTCGTATTTATATCGGTCGTAAGAACGGAGCAACTATTGGTTATATGGGTATTCCTCGTTATGATGAAAATACAGGAATGCTTAGCCATGTAAATCGTGGTTGGAAATACGATATTATTGTTGATAGTAATGCTGGTGTTCAATGTAAGTTTAAAGATTATGTTTTAGATGTTATTAATAATAAGAAAGATGTTGTTGCTAAATCCGTAAAACTTAATCAGCTTATATATCAACTTAATAGTAGAGGTGAAGATGTTAGAAATAACGAAGAAGTCAAACGTCTTGTAAAAGAAATACTTCCACTTATTGATAACAAAGAACTTGCTATTTATAATGAGAAAGATGATGATGCTGTATTCGATTTAGTGAAACATTTTACTGATATTGTTGGTGTTGCTATTATGCACCCTGATGATATTACAGGAAATGTAAATAATTGGTTTGATAAAATTGCTGGTAGTTTTGTTCAGACTTACGAATTTGCTCGTAATAAAACAAAAGGAACTTTTAGAGTTGCTGATGTTAGTAAAGGAAATATAGTTTTGAAAGATATTGCCGATAATGATATTCGTGAAGTATTTGATGATTATAACGAAGATAAAGTTAAACTTGCTACTGTAACAAGTGCTGCCGGTATTCAAATTAATGATGAAAACGATTTACGAATAAATAGAGAATTTGTTAAGAGTAATCTTGTTGGTACTTCTTTCTTTGCTATAATGGATGGACATGGCGGTTATGATATTGCTCAAATAGCTAAGCCTCGTTTTGAACAACTTCAAAATAAAGAAGCTAAAGAAATTCGTGCTGCTCTTCAAAAAGAAGTATTTGATATAGTTCAAAATTGGATTGAAAATAATCCTAAAGTTGATGATGTTATGGAACGTCTTAATCAACTTATGGGTAAGTCTGGAATGTTTGAAGGAATTAAAGCCAATAAGACAAATAATGGAAATATTATGATTGGTTTTACTACTCGTAATGATGGTAATACTTCTATTAAAAATAATAATATATTTCATGGACTAATAATCTTGAATGAAGCTAACGGAACTCGTGGTCGTAATGTTAGTTATAATACTGATATAAATCTAATTAGAAATCGAAGTAGTCAAGCTGGCGCTACTGCTCCGTCTTATAAGTATTCGTCAAGAATAGATTTTATTCGTACTAATAGAGAATTTATTAATTGTATTGATAGTCTTTGTGATAACGCAAATATTAATATTCCATTTGCTTTTGCTAAAGATAAAACATTTAATACAATTGACGGAAAATATATTAGACGAGAAAATAATAAAACTATTATTGAAGTTGGCGGTTATAAAAAAGAATATGATAGTTATCAGCAATTTCTTGTCGAGAATGGTTTGATTAAAACTAAACTCGATAAAGATAAAAATGGTGCTAACTATACTAAGAATAAATATGTTGGTGTTAATATTCGTTTTGATGTAGCTACTCCTGTTACAACTCAAAAACAATCTGTTGATTTAAATAGTAAATTTGATTCTGATGAATTGGTTAGTAGTCTTAATCAAAACACTACTGTTGCTGATAGTTTTAGAGCCATATTTGCAGGAAATGAAGTTGCGTTAAATAAACTCAATGCTCTTGATAATATTGGCATTATACCTAAATTTATCAATGTTCAATCAAAATTGATTGATGAAGCTGGTAATGAAGTTTATGCTCAATATAATCCTGCTACGAATGAAATAGATATTAATGCTAATCAATTTAATAAACAAAGTTATAGTTGGGCTTTACGTAGAATAGTTCATGAAAATCTTCACCAACAACTTAATAATATTTATTCTCGCAAAGATGCTCTTGATAAATTAGAAATAATATATAATGCTTATGAAAAATATGTTCGTGAAAATCATCCTAATGAAGATGCTTATACAAGATTCTTAAATATTCGTGCTGATAAAGTTCTTGCTCTTGAAGAATTTGTTGTTGAAAGTTTAACAAATCCTTTATTAATTAGACAGCTCAATGAAATAAATGCTGATGGTGCTGTTCTTAAAAATAAAACTGATAAATCTTTACTTCGTAAATTACTCGAAGTTATAATGGATATTATTGGTATTAATGTTAATAAAGGAAGTCTTCTTGAACAAGAACTTGATATTCTTAATGATATAGCTGCTAAAGACGATTCTGACACAGCAACAATAAGACCCCCCGTAGAGGATGAGATTGGTCGTGTTGCTTCTCCAGAGCCTCTTGCTAATGATGATTTTACCGATATTGATAATACTGATTTTAGTGATACTGACTTTGAATTTACTGATGCTCCATTTAGTGCTGTTAGCGAAGATTATATGGCAGACAATATAAACGACTTTATAAATGGTTTGCCTGTATCATTGCAAGCCGATACACGTAGAATGCTTGACGATGGCAGCCTTACAATGTATTGCGAATAGGATTGTTCAGTATAAAACGAAAGTCGCTTAGAACGAAGAAAAACAGCCTTGTCGAGTGTGTAAGTATATTTTACTTCATGCTCGGCATTGCTATTAATAACAATAAACATAATAATAGTATGAGTTGTACTGTTAAGATTACAAACAATGATAATCTCGATAATTTGTTAGCCGAAAGGGTTGGTCGAGGTTCTAAAGAATATATTGAACTTGCTTCTGTTTATAACAGTAAGAATTTCAAGAATTATATTGCTAATAACAATGTTGATGTTAACGATGTTAATAGTATTTATGATGCTCTTGTTAATATGAGAAACAATACAACAATGAGTATTCGTAATATTATTAATAGAGAACAAACTAAATCCGCTGATGGTTTTAGTTCTTATACCGCTCGTATAGATGCTATTAATTATATTGCTTCAACAGCAAATCTTGTTTATTTCAATGATTTATTTAGTAATAAACGAAATATTAAAACTGTTCGTCAACTTCAAGTTTCTACGTTTGTTCGTATGCTTCAAACTTACGCTAATGCTGTTAAGAGAAGTAATCCTGGTAATACAGAATTAGCATCTGTTATTTCTCAATATAGTAAAAATAGAAAATATAATGAACTTCTTAATTATCTTCAACAATATAATAAAGATAATGTTGCTTTACAAAATCTTTATACCGGAGTTAGTTATATTTTGAATAAAGATTTCTTTAATGAAATTGCTAATAATAAAAATGTAGCTCAAATTAATAGTAGATTTAATGAAACTCCCGAAGATACTGTTAATCAAGAAAGTTTAGATTTTGAAGAAACTGGTGAACTTATTGCTGATGCTGTTGATGAAATAGACCCATCTTTAAATCAATTAACTAATACTCTTGGAGTTATTCCTAATTACGAGGGACATATTGAAGAAATAGTTCGTGTATTTCTTAACGCTATTCCTAAACTTAAAACTACAAAACGAAGTATAACTAAAGATTCGAGAACTGGTAAAGAAACTACTGTTTACGATTATACTTTTAATGATAATCTTACTACTGTTGAATTTGAAGATTATTCTGTAATTAGTAATTTATTGTTCACTAAAGTTAATAATGATAACTTTGATTCATTTATGAATAGTCTTGAAGAAGTAGCTAATAATATAGCTGGCGCTGAAAGTCTTATTTATATCAAAGATTATCTTACTAATAATAAACAGTTTGCTTATAAGTTTAGAATGATTTTTAATCGTCCTATTCCTAATAAGCAAGAAACTGTTATTACAGAAAAAGGTGCTCCGAGAACAGAAGTTAGTAACGAAAGTGCTAATCCTGTTAACGTTTTATTTAACAAGATTAGTCTTAGTACTCGTAATATTAGTATTAATAAAGCTGATAAATTTATTGCTCAATTAAATAAACTTTCTAAAACTGCTAAAGATAACCAGTTTCCTACTTCTATTGAAAAAGATAATTTTGTTAACGAAGTATATAAAATAGCTAAAGTTCTTATTCCTGATATTACTCCTGATGCTATTAAAAAATATGCTGTTAAAGAAAACAGTAAATCAAATGCTGTTTATAATAATAGTAATCAAATCTATTTAGGTTTTATTAGCGGTTTAGTAAATCTTCTTGATGCTTCTAAAGTTTATAATACTGAAAGAAATAATTATGAAAAAATGACTCAAGAGCAGCGTAATGTTTATGATACTCTTAATCCGTCTTTCTTTAGAGCTGTTGATATTCAAGCTATGAAATTATTTGCCGAAAAGATTAATAAATATCTTTATATTCCGGTAAATCTTAATAGTCGTAATTCGGAAGGTAATCTTCAATCAGATGTTCTTAACCGTAATTATATTCTTACATTTAACGAAATACTTAATAGCGAAGAAGCTTGCGCTGCTTATGCTAAGAAAAAATTTGCGGGAACTGGATACAATTATAGTAATATTCTTATTGAAAGAGTTGCTGCTAACGGAGATATAATTCCTGGATTATTTAAAAAGAATGGCGATAATTATACTCTTACTGAATATGGTAAAGAACTAATGAGAGTTAATTATTTTATTGGCAGTAATGACCGTAGAGATTATAGTCCTTATTTATATAAGAAGATGTCTAAAGGTGATTACTTTATGACTAATCTTATTGAGTATCTTGCTTCTGAAAATCACAAATACAATATTGGTGGTAAAGAACAAAATATTCGTTTTGCTAATATGTTTCTTAGCATTCCATCTGATGCTTCTAATCAGTTTAGTTTTAAATATCCTCTTATTAATTTAAAAGGATTATATACCGTTAATGAAGATAAAACTCGTACTTATAATCCTAATCATCCTTTATTTACTGCTTTTAGAAATATAATATATCAAGAAATTCTTGATGCTTATAATACTTATAAATCTGTATTTGAAGAAAGTGCTGAAATAGGATTTGCGTTTAGACGTAACGCTGATGGTGATGTTGTAATTCGTAGTGATTATGACGAAAACAAAATGTACGAAAACTATGAAAAGAAAGTTTATAAAGACGAAGATGGAACAGAATACAAAGGTGTATTTCATAAAGATAAAAGAACTGGTAAATATATTCTTCACGGGAATGTTGTTCGTCTTTCTGAATTGGATACTAAGTTTGCTACCCTCGATTTGTATGATAATCTGCTTGGAAACGATAAAGTTATAGATATTCTTTATGGTCGTTCTGATACTGCCGACGGTACAGGAGTTAGAGTTTCTAACGGTCAATTAATTCTTAATGCTAAACAAAATCAAGCTATTAATGACGCTGTTGAGCAATTTATTTCAAGTTATCTTGAACGTGGAGTAGCTAATCTTCGTGAGCAATTTGATACTTATCTTCATGCTATAAATGAAAATAACCGTCAAGTTCAACAAGATATTAAATCTAATAGATTTAGTAAAGATGCTCTTACTCTTGCACGTCTTGAAGAATTTGTTCTTAATGGGTTTATTGCTCAAAAGAGTTTTGATGATTTATTTAATGGTAAATCTAAATTCTATAAAAATGCTCAAGATATTCTGAAACGTCTTAAAGAAGTTCAAGCTTCTGGTGGTCCATTTGGCAATAGTGATATTCGTTATAACGAATTATCTAATAAGCCTGAAACTAAAGAAAAGTTTTCTATTGGCGGTCGTGAATTTGAATTAGGACAGACTTTTAAAGCTGTTACTATTCTTAATACTAATAAAGGTAGTGAAGAAGATGTAATAAATAGAATTAAAGAACAATTAAAAATTACTGGTACTAATGAAGAAACTGTTAAGAAATTAATTCGTCCTTATGCTGGTAAGAGTAAGACTAATGATGCTCAATCTTATATTACTCTCGATGAGTTTATTCGTAGAATTTATGCTGCTGGTGAATTAGAAAAATATCGCAATATTATTGAAAAGCTTCTTGATAATACTCCGTTAGACCAAATAGATTTTGATACTCTTAATAAGATTCAAGTACAGAAAAACTTCTATTTTGATTTGTACTATGATGCTGATAGAAATATCGAAGTTCCTCGTCAAATTAAGAACGCCGAATTTGTTCTTATACCTAAATTAATTAAAGGAACTGAACTTGAAACTGTTTATAATGCTATGAAAACTGCTGGTATTGACCAGCTTAATACTGTTGAAACTTCTAAAGCTGCTAAGAATAAATTAATGGAACTATGGGATTCCTCTACGGGGGAACTCACCGAAGAGAATGTCAAGAATTTCATTGCTAATGCTGCGGCTAATACGGAAGTATATAGTTATACTTACCTATATCGTCAACAAGAAGTTCCTTCTCATCTTAAAGATGCTGAAAATAAAATTGGTATTCAAGTTTATAAAAAACTTCTTGATAATATTCCTAATACTGAATTAGGAAGAAAATATAAACAAACTATCTTTAGAAATATGGCTGCTAATATTAATGCAAGTTTTAAAGATGTTTGTGCTATATTGAATATTCCTCTTGATAGTAAAGGTAATATAATGTTTGACGAGAATGGTAATATTAAAGGTTTAAATTACGAACGTTTAATTAAACTTGCTTGTGAAAATGCTGCTCGTAATGGTGCAGATAAGAATACTCTTGATTTTCTTACTACTGATGAAAATGAACAACCAAGATTTCCAATGTACATGAATAGTATTAGTAGTAAAATTGAGAATCTTGTCAATGGTGTTCTTAATCGTAGTATTACAAGACAGAAAATGCCTGGTTGGCATGCTGCTCAAGTTTCTGATTTTGGTTTTCAAGTTGATAAACATACTAAAAAAGATAGTCGTCTTGCTTATCGTAAAGTTGGTAAGTTTGATAATCAAGATATTTATTATGCCGAAATTCGTTTACCGCGTTGGAATAAGATTCTTAAAGATATTCCTCTTGAAGAACTTAATAATAACATAGATAAATATATTGATGAAGATGCTCGTACAATGATTGGCTATCGTATTCCTACTGAGGGAAAACAATCTGTTGTTATTATGCGTGTTGTAGAATTTCTTCCCGATACTTATGATAGTACAGTTGTTCTTCCTGATGAATGGGTTGCTCAATCTGGTTCTGACTTTGACGTTGATAGTGTTTATTCTATGAGTTTTGGTTTGACTAAAAATAAAGATGGCGTTATTACTCGTTATGACGATAAAAAATTCTATCTTAATGCTGAACCAAATAGTGCTGAAAGTAAACGTGGATATTTGAATTATGTTAAAGCTAATATTGAACTTGCTGCTCGTAAATCAATTGCTGCTTATGTAGATAAAGCTAATGTCACTAAAGACGAAATTAAAGAGGCTTATAATCGTAAGAAAGAAGAAATTAATAGTCGTCTTGTTGGTAATATTGTTAATAAGATTAATGCAACTCGTGATACAACTAATGGAGTTTGGGCTGCTGCAAAAGAACTTAAAGGCGAAGCTAAAAAACTTACTTACGAAATAGCTAATGCTATTGGTAACAAACCTAAAGAAATTGCTACTTCTAACTATATTAATAATGTTATTGAAAACCTTACTAAACTTGATGATAATGGTAATCATCCTCTTCATAATGTTATTGACAATATACTTGCAGTATTTGAAGAAGCACAGCAATCCATCGACCAACAACGAGACAAACTCGAAGAAGCCGCACAGGAGCGAAATACAGCCCGTTCAGAGCGTTTAAATATGATTTATGAAGAACAGTTCAACTCCGCAGAAACATTCGCGAGAGAGGCTGGAATCGCTTCATACGAGCAGTGGTTAACACTCCCCGTAGAGGATAGAGTAGATGCTGGTGTTCGTAATAATAATATTCTTGATACTTTTATTAAAATACTTAGTAGTCCTTTTGCTATTGAAGAAAATGTTGGTACTTCTAACTTTGATAGATTATCAGAGCTTAATGAAGAGTGGAATAAACTGCTTGGAAATGTTAATGCTAATGCAGTTACAGCTAATCGTATTGGCTCTCATGATTTTAATACTCAACTTGACTGGGACGAAACGGCGTCTGCCGGTCGTACTCTTAAAGGCGTATCTGTTAATCTTGATACTCTTTCAAGTATTGGTAATATTGCCAAAATTGTTACAGATAAATATATTCCTGTAATATATGATTATAATACCATTACTAAAGATGGTAAACCTATTAAAGAAGATAAAAGTAATCTTTATACCGATGCTGAATTAAAACAACATATCAATAGTCTTATTGAACGTTTTGGTAAAGATAATATTATTGTTGATGGTCGTAAAGTAGTAATCAAACATAATCGTATTGGTTGGAGCAATGATAATAAGAACGTTGAGGATATGCTTATCACTCCTTATAGTTCTCAAACTACCGCTTATATTCTTGATGTTATGAAAACTCTTGCTATTCATAATCTTAATGAATATACTTTCGTTCCATTTAAAACAATGTCTATGGCTGGTATTGATTATGATACTGCTCTTAGTATTTTATATCAACCTATTATAGATACTCTTGTTCGTAATGTAAATGAAAGTCAAGGCTTTGGGGTTAAGAGTGGTTCTAATCCTCTTGTTGAAACTTTTGTTTCTATTGCTGAACGTGCTGGTATTAAAAATGCTAATAATATTAATACTGTTATTTCAAGATTTGAAGAACTTTATCGTGATGATATTGCTACACGTTATGGTAATACTGCTCATCCTATTATCAACAAGACCGAAAATGCTCGTCGTTTGAAAAACGAAATGAATGAAAGAGAAGCTCTTATTCATGATTATGTTGCTCTTAAACAATTCTATCAACTTCGTGAAATTGGTAATATTCTTAATAATCATTTGAATGTTTTGACTGCCGACAAATACGGTGCTAAACAAACGTTCTATATGAACAATAAAGTATTTACTGATATTGCTGGACTTGTTGAAAGTAAAAATAAGCTTTATTCTCATAACGAAGAAACTGGAGAAGATGTTCCTTTAATAGAAGCTATATTCCCAAATATAAATAAAGGAATTGATGCTTTTGCTCATTCTGATATGAATCAAAGTGTTCATCCTATTCTTGCTACTTATCTTCAACGTTCTACTGTTTTGTCTGTTAAGATTGCTCAAGCATTTGATGAAACTGCTTCTGAACATTTTACTAATTTAATCTATAGTCTTAGAGATTATACTTCTAATGGTCGTCTTACAGAGAAACAATATAAAGACTATAAAGAATATCTTGTAGGTCGTAGCTATCTCGCTAATGCTGGTTATACAGTATTGACGATGCCTATTACTTATGATAGTAAAGATAATAGTTTTGGAATTATTAAAACTAATGATGATAAAGAAGCTTATGTTCTTCGTGAAGCTGAACTTATGCGTATTGCCGGTATTGGGGCAAATAATGATATATTAAATGAATTTTATATTACTGATATAAATAATGTTACTAACGAAGAAATAGATAAGTTTAATAAACTTACTCCTGCTCAAAAAATTCTTTATATACAACAGAATTTTGGAGAAGATATAGGTATATTTAAATACTTCGATGTTAATAGTTTTAATGATGCCAATTATCGTAGTCAAGGATATACTGGACAACAAATTAAACTTCGTCAAGGTAATGCTTCTATTGACGCTATTCATAACGAATTTAATGTTGCATGGAATTGTACTAATCCTATCATTAAACTTGCTCTTGCTGATATAGTTAAATATGCTTATATCCTTGAAAATAATGGTTTCAAACAGAATAATGTTACAAGAGCTGTAACTATCGAAGTTCTTAAAGGCTTTGGTAATGGCGGTTTTAATATTGCAGAAGATGCAAAAGCTGGTATGGAAAATTGGCGTGTAACTTCCTCTACGGGGGGTCTCACTCGTAGATTGGCATTAGGTTATATTCGTCAAAATCTTGATACTTTTAATCTGCCTTATCGTAGTATTGACAGAATTAATAAAGTACATCCTGAAAAAGCTAATATTATCAGAAGTATTATTAAATATGATGCTAAAAGAAATCTTATTGTTGATACCAATCTTGCTGCTAACGAATTAAGTATTGAAGATAGAGAAAATCTTCTTAAATATTATGGTTTGATTAATGCTGATGGTAGTCCTCAACTTGCTATTAAGATTAAATATGCTGGCGAAACTCGTGTTTATACTGGAGTTTATGAAGATGGTATTATAACTTATATTCCTATTAATAAACTTTCTTCTATTGATATTAACAAAACAACTGAAAATAGTGTTGTTAAACAAAATAATATTTACGAAGAAATCGACAGTGTTGTAAATAGAATTACTGATAATAAACTCGCTAAACATACTGATTGGTTATTTATGAATATCGTTGACGAAAACGATATTGTTAAAGTTGAAACTAATCCTTATGTTGAAGATGTTATTGCTAATAATAATTTCTTAGAAAATGTTTGTCCTGTTATCGTAAATCCTGGATTTACTGGCACTGTTAGTTTTGTTGCACAAGATGGTTACGAATATGTTGCTACTCGTATGACAAGAGAAATAGCTGATGATATTCGTGATAATAATTTTAAAGATGCGAATAGTCAAAACTATATTGATATTCTTAATAAATATCCTAATCGTAATGTTGCAGAAGATTATCAACTTCATAGAGTTGTAATTCATAATAGTAATATTATGTATTCTGCTATTTCCGAAGAAGATAGTGTTGCTAAAGTATTTAAGCAAGCTACAAGTTTTATTCGTTCTAAAAGTAATGTTGGTGATGAATTTGCTAAAAATGTTATAAAGAATTTCTATCATGCTAATCTTGATTATCTTGATACGAAAGCTATTGTTAAAAATATGCCACTTGCTGCTACTTCTATTGCTGATTATTTTGAAACTGTTTATGCTGATATAATCGGTCGTACTAATAATTTTATGGTTGATAATAACGGTAATGTTATGAGTATTGATGACCCTCGTGTTATTGAATATATAATTAAAGAAGTTGGTAATATTAATAGTGCAGTTGCTAAAGCCGATTTTGTAAATGAAGTCGGAGCTGCTATTGCTGCTGATGAGACCCCCCGTAGAGGATATGATACAGAGCTGATTGATGCTTATAACGAAGTTGTTGCTCTTTATAACAATAAGAAACTTACTGTTGATAACTTCCGTAAAGCGTTTGCTAAATTCTTAAATATGAGTCCTAATAATTTCACTAATTTAGGCAACAGCATTATGGGTAGTGTTCAACGAGTTCTTGCTGATGTTGAAAACGATAATATTAAAACTGATTTCTTTAATATTATTAATACTGTAAATGCTATTCGTAATAGATTTAAGATATTCAAAGATTTAGCTGTCGATGGTCTTGATGAAGATAGTAAGCGTGCTATTAATAAAATAAAAGAAATTATTACTAAACTTGAAAATAATCTTGCTGTTAATAATGCTCGTGATAATTGGTTTATTAAATTCTATGAAGCCACAAGTAGTAATCCAATGGTAAAAGAACAAATGATGGACATCTTTACAAGTTATGGAGATACATCTTTCTTAGATATGTGGATTCAAGATGTTCATTTTAATCGTAATCCTATTATTCAAACTGTTATTAAAGAAGTTGATGCAGAACTTAAAAAAGCTGAAATTAGCGGTAAGAACGAAGCCCGTGCTTTTGCTGAACACATGAAAGATATTAAATCTCGTGCTGCTAAAGCTGGTAAGTCTGTTAATTATAATCGAATGATTAAAGACGGTAGATTTATTCGTCCTTATGCTGATAAATTTGATGAAGATTATAATAAACTTCATGCTGATTATGTAAAAGCTGTTCAAGATACTAATAGTACAACTTCTATTGAAGCTTTACGTGCCAAATGGAAGAAAGATGCTTTCCTTGCTAAGTATACTATTTCTCGTTATAAACCTGCTAATTTCTTATATGATGAGAACAGTCGAATTGATGTTATTATTGATGCTGATAAATTAACTCCTCAAGAAAAACTTGCTTATAAAGAAGCTCTTGCTAATTCAGATAGAATGGATTATGTTACTGCTATGGTAAATCAAGATGCTAATATGCTTAAATATTATCCTGCTATTTTCTCTGAATATAAGAAACTTCTTCAAAAACAACAAGATGTTATTAGCGTTGCTCAAAACGGTATTCTTAATGAAGAGCAAGATAAACAACTTCATGAAATATATAGCAAGATTGCTTATCTTACTTCTACTTATTACGATGATATGACTGAAAAGAACGAAGAAGATAAAGAAGCTTCTATTGCTCTTAGAAATTATATTGCTAATACTGCTAAATTAAAAGAATATTATCTTGATAGAAAAGCTAAAACTGGTTGGCAAGAACAACTTGATAATGCTCTTGATACTATTGCTAAATATGAAAAGCGTGATATTGAAGGAAGATTAATTGTTCCTCGTGATAGACTTATGAGTATTCCTGAATATGCTCATGCTAAACAATGGTTAATTAATAATGCCAATTATACTATTGACGAAGAATTTGCTAAAGCTCTTAACAATGCTTATTCGGATATAGCTGATACTCGTCGTGGCGGTAGTATATTTGGAACTTTAGTAAAAGCTAAGAAAGCACGTGATGCTTATGGTATTGTTGACGGTAGATTATTTACTGATGAAGAAGTTGCTAAACTAAAAGATGAAGCTCTTAAAGGTTATAATATTAATCAACGTACAGGTTTGCCTTATGCTGGAGTTCTTCGTCAAAAAGAAAATGGAGATGTTATTTATAATGATATTTTTTATAGTAAACTGAAATCAAATCGTCTTATTCCTGCTGAAGAAATGCAATTAACAGAAGCAGCTAATAGACTTCTTTATAAAGCATGGAGTGTTGATAAAAAAATATTTGATTTTGGTAATAAGAGTCTTACTGCTGATGATTTAAAATTAATTGCTCAATATCTTGAAGCTGCTGGTCTTGCAAGAACTAAAGGCAGTAAAGAAGTTGCTGAATTTATTGAAGCTGAATGTGAAATTACTACTGATAATACTTTATGGTCAAGACAACGTAAAGATGCCATTAATCGTGGTAGTGATTTTCTTGCTGCATGGGACGAAGTATTTAGTCAACGTAATGCTGATGGCGAATTAGTTCCTAATACTACTTTCTATGGAACTATTAAACCTAAAGATGAAAATAAATATATTAATAGAGTTAAAACTGATGCTGTTAAGTTTATTAATCAACACACTAATATAGTTAATACTGAATATTATTATGAAGTTCGTGGAGAAATGATGAAGAAATCTCCAGCTGAATATGAAGATTGGTTTAAAAAGAATCATGTTCTTAATCCTTATACTAAAGAATATGAACCTCTTCGTATTTGGACTACTACTGAATATGTTGATGATAATGGTGTTAAAGTTAAAACTAAATGGACGCCTAAAATTAGTCAAACTAATATTGAACCTCGTAAGGAAACTACTAATCCGGAATGGAAAGAAAATTCTCGTAATTATAAACAAGGTAGTGGTTATGATAATATAAATTATAATAATCTTAATGAATATGAAAAAGAAGCTATTGATTATATGCAGCAAACAATGCTTCGTTATGCTTTTACTAATAATAATAAATATTTTGTTAATGAGGGTTATCTCCCATCTTTAAAAAAATCTACTCCGTTTAATGCTGCTGAAATTGCTCATCAAGCTTTAGGATTTATTGGTTTTAGTTCTAATGTTCCTAACGATTTACGTTGGCATAATAATGATGAAATTAGTTATGATAATGATTATATCATGCCTAATATTATGCTTAAAACTATATTTGCCGATAATAGTAAAAAGAAATCTTCTGTTCCTGCATTTAGAAATGCTGATGAAACTCAAGCTGAATTTATTATTCGTAGAGAAAAAGTTCGTGCTGAAAATGCTAAAATAGAAGAAGAAAATAAAAAGATTCATGAAGAACTTCTTAATACTGATTGGGATGAAGTATTTGATACATTCATAAAGAACAGTGCTAATACTGCTGCTACTCAAACTATCAAACATCTTTTGTATAGTGCTACTGATGCTCTCACTCAACATAAATCTTATCAATTAACTAAGATTAAAGGCAATCTTGTTAAAGATGAGGCTCTTAGTAGTGAGAATGAAATCGAATATAAAATGACTAATAATAATAAAGCTGTTGAACAAGTCAAAAATTATATTCGTCGTGTTATATTTAAACAATATAAAGAAACTAATGCTCCTAAACTATTAAAATTTGCTGGTTTAATGCAGAATATTTCTGGTACTAAATATATGACCATGAATATTACTGGTGGTATTGCTAATGTTCTTACCGGTAACGTTAATATTGGCATGGAACGTCTTGCTCGTGAATATTTTAATGAATCTGATTATCTTAAAGCTCAATCACTATATTTTGGCGGTATTGTTAGTTATATGTCCGGAATGTATAGCGATAGAAGTTCTTCTCTTCAAGATGCTATTATTAAAATGGCTAATGTTGTTGATTATGATAGAAAATCTGAAGTTAGCGAAGAAAATTTAAGAGGTTATATTAAGAAAGTTAAAGGTCTTATGTTTACTCCTCAAACTATTGGCGAACATAAGATGCAGAATACAGTTCTTCTTGCTATGATGGTAAGTCATAGACTTGTTCAAGATAATGATGGTAATTGGACTATTATGTCTAAAGAACAATATCATAGAGAAATGGACGAAAAAGCTTTGCTTAATGTTCTTAATGAAGAGCAAGTTGCTGAATATAATAAACTCAAAGAACATATTCGTAATAACGAACAAGAACGTTTTGAATATAATACTTTTAAAAAGACTATCATTAATAGTTTTGCTTCTGCTCTTACTAACGAACAAAAAAGAGAATATATTAAAGAAAGAGAACGTTTGATTAAAGAAGCTGATAAAGACTTCAAAGAAAATCATAAAGATGTTTATAGTCAATTTGAACTTACTAAAGACGGTTATGCTGAAATAAAATCAGATAGTCCTCTTACTTATAAAGAATATGCTAAGTTCGTTAATAAAGTTATTAATGTAAACAAAACTATTCATGGTGTTTATGATAAGAATGGTGCTGCTCTTCTTGAAACTAAATGGTTTGGTGGTATGGTAATGCAATTTCATAAACATCTTTATCCCGGTTTTAAGAAACGTTATCGTTGGAACGCTTATTATGATGAAAGTTTAGGTACTGTTCAAAAAGGTGCTTATAAATCTCTTATAGATTTTATTAGTATTCCGTTTGCTAATACAAGTGCTGAAATAGCAAGACTTAAAGAACAAGGAAATAAAACTACTGTTCTTCATGCTATTCAAACTTATTGCAAAAATCTTATAGATTTTGGAATACATATTAATCTTAATTATATGCTTGCTGCTGAAAGTGAACGCGCTAATATGAGAAGAGTTGCTTCTGATTTTATTTATACCGGTGCTGCTATTGTTGGAGCAATTGCTTTAACTGCTCTTGCTGGTGGAGATGATGATAATGAAGAAGCTATTTGGTATAATCTTCTTATGTATCATGCCGACCGTCTTGCTTCTGAATCACAAGCTTATACACCATGGGGTTTTGTTGGTGAAGCTGATAAACTTTGGAGTAGTCCTGTTGCAGCAAGTACAGGTATTCAAGATACTCTTAAAGCTTTATCTGTTGCTGTTAGAGCTATTGGTGATGGCGAACTTCTTGAACAATATAAGACTGGTCGTTATGCTAATAGAACTAAATTAGAAGTATTCTTAACTAATAATACTCCTGTTCTTCGTGGTATTAAACGACTTCAAGATTTGCCTAATAATAATAGTTATTATAAACTTAATGAAAACCTTATGTCTGTTGTTCCTGTTAAGGAAATAGGAGAAAGTCTTAGAGACTAAGATAATTAATAAAAATCCCGTCTACAATATGCTGTGGACGGGATTATTTTTATTTGAAAAATTATTTGCATTAATAAAAATCATACTATATTTGTCAATGTAGAAGGAACGATATAAGATAAATATACAAATAGTATTGATACTTATATCCATTACAATGGTAATGGTTGAAATCTTCGCCACCAACGTATTGTTGGACTTAAAGAACAATGTGAAAGTCTTGCTTCGGGTTTCGATAATAGGTTGAATGGTGCTGCTGACGGGTATAGTGTTTTTGGATATTCCATTTACGGAAAAACTTGTAAAGTTCTACATGATAATGGTGTTAGAGGTTTGGCTATACTTGAAGTTGTTCCTATTCCATAGCTTGGATAAGACGAATACCGATTAAATTCGCATGTAAAAATTTATAACCATGCTGCATATTAAGAGGTTTATAGTCAAAGACAAGCTGTATCTAAGAATAAAGAAAATAAAACAAATTTTGATATTTATAGAGTTAAATATAGCGAAGATGTTCCTTCTGCAAAGAAACCTTTTCGTAGAACTCCTAATAGTGCTGTTAGTGCTGTTAGGAGTTTTTAATTTAATAATGCTCATCATAATGCCGACAAAAATAAAATCCCCACCTACCATTTCGGTAAGCGGGGATATTTTGTATAGTTACGTCTACGAGAATAGGCTTCTTTTTGCCTACATTCGATTTTCTTTATCAAGATGATAGTTTGTATTACTCGAACGAGAAAGTGTCTGGAATGGCTTTAAAATAAGCCATCTATAAATGAGTTCGATTAAGAAGATTATGAAGATTAAGAAGCACAAGACGAATATGATTATTGTCGACCCCCCGTAGAGGATTGCATTACTTATTACGTTTCTCATTCTCTTGTATAGTCTTAACAACATCATCAAAATTCTTTATAAGTAGCCAAAGACCCTTAATAAGAAGTACGGCTACGATTACTATTTGTATAACGAATATCATAATTTCTTAATTAATTTCATAAAGTTAGTAGCATCTGTTTTCTTATCGAATACAGTATTTTTAAAATCAATTCCGACTTTGATAGTTAGAGTTCTAAAACCTCTATCAGTCATTTGTTGAACAGCATAACGAGTAATATCATTATCACCATCTTTTGTTTTAAATTCAAAAACTCTTAATTGTGCATCCATATTTATATAATTATTAAAATTAGTAAGTTCAGTATAAAATTAGCCGATACTACTTTCACAAGCAATACCGGCTCAGTAATTCATCTAATTATGACTATTGCAGATTCCCCGTAGAGGATGAGCATGAACTTGTTTGATTCCTCTACGGGGGGTCTCCATGTCTTTATTAGAATGAACGACAGAAACGGCAAGATTGGCAGTAACGTCAATCTTGCCATGTATAACATATAAAACTTTATCTTTATTATTTAGCTACAATATGAACAGATTTTTCATCAAATTCATCAATATCATTTTCAATAGCAATAATATCCATTTGTTCTCCCCAATTAGCATCAATAACAACTACTTCCATATCTTCTGGATAAGTTTGCAAATTATTAATAACGTCTTTTACTTTCATAATAATAATAACTATTTATTCTGATACAACAGCAACTTTATCGTCATGATATTCAACTTCAATAATATCTAAATTTTCATCCAAACGATTATCATGAACAATAACTTCCTCATCTTGATTAAAATTTTGAAGTTTTTCAATAAGTTCGTATACGGTCATATTATTAAGTTTTTATTTATTTCGTTTAATACCATTTTTAGCCCATTGAAGAACAAAACCAAGAGCAAACCAAAGTTGGTCTTTAGCTTTTTCGGAAGCATATTGTTCACCAATTTGCATATTAAAATTATCAGGATTTACACAAGCAGATTGACCATGAACTTCAAATCCGGTAATAGTAGTAAGAGTTGTATTAGTTGTTTTAGTTCCAACTTTAACACTTTCTTTAGCAGCAATGAAATCTTCTATATCATTACGATATAGCATATCACCATTTTCGTCTTGAATATGATAATAATATTTATCAAATTCTTCGGCAGGACACCATGATTTATAACCATCAGGATAAGTAATTTCATATCCTAAATCATCAGCATTATGATTACCAATTTTATAACCATGCTCTAAAGCTATTGAAGCTTTCATTGGAGTAGCTTCAATCATTTTAATTCCAATATATTTTCCCATAATTTATAATTTATAATAATCTCCAAAGTTATCAACTAAAGCAGCAAAATTCTGTTGAAAATCTTCAAGAGTTCTAACGAATACTTTAGGTTTAAGTTTACCAGCATTGTCAACACCAGCATAACAAACAGCAGGTATCCATTTATTTTCAATATGAAGAACTTTACTATGATATTCAATAACTCTAAAAGGTTTATTAGTATTAATATTAATATAATCAGCTCCAATGATTGGAAGTTTATTAGAGCCGATTGGAGTTAATTTATTTTCCTGTAGAGCCATGTCCACCATCTCCTCTTTCAGTTTCTCCTAAATCATCTTTAGAATCAACTTCTTCAAATATAACTTTAGGATAAGGAACAATCATTATTTGAGCAATTCTATCGCCAACATTATAAGGATAATCATGTTCATTATCTTCAACAGTAGGACAAGTAGTACCCTCAAAATAACAATCTGTATTTGAATTGATAGTATCTGCTATACTATCAACATCATAAGCTAAATCATTACAAGCATTAATAATATGTTGACTTGTTCTATTCTTAAAACAAACAAGAATATTTCCTCTATAACCGCTATCAATAACACCAACATGATTAGTCATATAAGCATCAGTTTTACGATTAGAACTACGAGGATAAACAAGACCAACATATCCTTCAGGAATAGCAACACAAATACCAGTATCATAAACAAAACAATCAAGTTTTTCATCATAAGTAACACTAACGGCAGTTAAATCCATGCCTGCATCGCCATCTTTAGCGTATTGAGGAATAATAGCATTAATGTTAGCTTTCCAAAGTTTTACAGTTACAGGTACTCTTTCCATAATTTTATTCTTTTTTTAATTCGATTTTACATTTAATAATTTCACCAATCATAGCTAACAGCTTTTTCTAATTTCTTAGCTTTATCATTAAATAACAAACTATCCATACGTTTAATTCCATCAGTAGAAGTATCTACATTAGAATAATATCCACTAATAGCATTAAACGCACCCCAAGCAGTACCAGCTATTTCTTTTTGTCCAATACCATTTTGATAATAATCAAAAGTATCGACAATAGTATTTAGCCTACGAATACTAACTCCACTATCACTAACAGCAAGTCCATTACGATAAAGAAGTTCTTTATACGTATGTCCTGTATTAAGCAAATTATTTAATTCAGTATCAGTAAGATTATTTTCACAAATATATTTAACAACATCATCATCGGTAACTTTTATATCAGAAAGAATTTTATAAGCATATTCAGTAGCTTCAATTTTCTTCTTAGTAATACCAAGAACTTCATGAGCTAATTTAATATTCTTATGAACACTTTCAGTATGACGAATACTAATACTATTAGTAGAAGTTCTTAAAGCCGCCGTAAGAGTATTTTGACATATAACACGAATAGGAGTAAACAAAATACGAACACCAGAGCTACCATCATGACTATTAACAAAAACTAAATAATTTTCAACAGGGTCGCCTTTAACAAGAATATTCTGAGGAAGTTTGGCACTAACGAAAATTCTTTCGCCATTACCAAAACAACCAGCGGTTTGCCAAATAGCACTATTTTCTCCAATAACATTATCAAAAAATTTAAATGCAGCAGTATTTTGAACAATAGTATATCGTTGTTTTACATAACCTAACGGAGTATGATTATCATCTCGATAAGTACAAAAAGCATTATCAAGTTTAGAATACATATATTTACCGTTGATATGAGCTTCAACATCTTTTCTTTTAGCTTCAAGCAAATCATCAAGAGTTCTATCAACATCATCGGCAATATTCATTTTAGCTACAAGTTCGCATTTCTTAACAGCGAAATTAAGACCAGCAGCTTCCATACATTCCATAGAAGTTTTACAATGAGTAACATCAGTTACACCTTTATAAACCCAAGGAACACCACGTGCAGTATAAGCCATAATTATTTAATTTGAAGAGATTGATTTTGACAAAGATATGCAACAAGAAGTTGAGCATTACGATTCTGAATATATGATTTATAATCAGATTTAGAACTATCAATACTAATATTAGCTTGATGTTCATGGTTGAAATAAGTATTAATTATATCATAATTAATCATCTTGCATAATTCGATAAGAGGAATAGTTATTTCAACTTTAATTTTAGTAGATTCTAAATCAGCACGAGTAAAAAGCGTTCCAAGCTTTTCTTTAATATGCTCAGCAACATCTTCGTTTTCAGCAGCAAAATTTTGATTAATAGTTTGAATAAAACCATCTACATCAAGATTATCAATATCATCTTTATCATAGTCGAGCATATCTGCATTCCAAAGTTCTCTGAATCTATCTAAACAAGCATCAAGAAGTTTAAGAACAAGATTAGTTTCAACAATACATTCAGTAGTACTACGAGTAGAAAGTCTGCAATCATCAAGTTCAATAACTTTATTTCCAGCTTTTCCAGTCTCCCCGTAGAGGAGTAAAGCTTCAAGCATACTATCTTTTAATCTTTTAGCAGCTCTTTCACGAGTTTTTTGAAGAACGTCAAGACGTTGCTTTTCAGCTTTACAAGCAGCAGCACGATTTTCAATCATACAAACAGCTCTACGATAATTGCCTAATTTTTGATAAAGTTCTTCTTTACTAATCTTAAGTTGATTTTCAATATCATCAGTTATTTCACCGTCGCTTTCGATAATCTTATCAATAAGACTTTTAAGTTCAAAACTAATCGCATAAAGACTTTTTTCCATAATCAATTATTGTTTTTTATTTCATTTAATGCTTTTTCTTCAAGCTCAGGAGTTACATCTTCAAGACGAACACCTTTCATGCAAGGACATTCTTTCCATTGTATATTATAATTAATAGAAAGAAATAAAAGTCTTGTACTATTTGTATCAACAGCCATTATCCAATTATCCGGAGCAATTTCTACCTCAAGACATTCAATAACTTCTTTTTCTTTAGGCATCCAACCTTTAATAGTATCGTGTGCCCATAAATTACAACAACTAAAATATCTACCTGTTAGAATATTATTTTCATGTTCAAATAAACCTCCACTCCAACAAATATTATTTTTATTTTTAGTCCATTCTTTAGTAGCAAAACTGTAACGTTCAATAGGTTTTTTAGTAAAAGCACCATTATAACTAATATTGCCGTTTGGTTCTTTAAAAACATCACTTTTGCGAATATTTTGACAAGTACCATCGGCACTTATTTGCATCCATTCATCATCAGTAAAACGAAGAGGACTAAGAATATTCCAATTACAAAGTTTTTCAACAAAATTAATTTCAAAAGGAGCAGAAAAACCAGAATTACCATGAGAACTAAATACAACTATTGCTTCAAGAACCTGTTGATATATCCAATCATTTGGTCCACCATTTCCTTTACCATATCCAGCAAGTTTAAGTTCTTTAATAGCATGCTTACAAATATTTGAATTATTAATAATATAATTCATTACCCTCTTATTAATAAGAGGGGTTTTAGTAAGTTTCTTAATATAACGTTTACTTTTTTTCATATCATTAAATTGTTATACCATATTTATAATGAAGTTGATTAATATTAATACCGTGAGCAACTTTATTCTTAGAAATAAGTTTTCTACATTTATAACATTTGCATATATGATAAAGGTCGTAAACAACTTTTCTTTTAATACGTTTATTTTTATGTTTAGAAGTCGTAACTTGATAATAATATTCTAATTTAGGATGATTACATACAGATTTACCAATAATACGTTTATTATCAAGTATTCTCTTTAGCAAAGTCATAACCTAATTGTTCAAGTTCGTTTTTAATCATACCAGCAATAATCTTAGCGTTTTCATGAGGCTTACCAGTAGTACCATAATAACGCAAGTCAATAATAGCACGCCATTCGTCGATAGAATAAGTATAAGCACAAACAGTAGCAGTATCAATAGGAAGAAGACCGCGAGCATCTTGTCTATGAACATTAAAATGATTAATCAAATATTTATAAGCATCAAATTTATCTTGACATTTAATTAAATAATATTCAGCTGCTTTATTATACGAGCCATCCTTATTATAAACAGCTTGTATTTGATTAATACTATTCATGCTAATCATGTTTATATTAATCCAATGAGGACAACAAAGAGTGCCATCTTCGTAAACATATCTTGTAGATTGTTCAGCAATATTATTTGGACTAACACGATTAAGTTCACGAGATGTACTTATTTGAGTAACAACTTTAAAAGTATAACGAAGCATATTAAAACCAATTTCTGTATTCTTAAATGTATCTTCGTCTACTTGATATTTACTAATAGCATTAATAAAAGATGTATGTTCTAAATAGAATTGACCATTAATAACAATATAAATATCTGTTTTATCATGCTTAATATCAATACCAACAAGTTTTAATCCGTTATCAACAACATCAATAAACGAATCAATAATTTGTGGATAAAATTCACATTTAGGAACAATATAATAATAAGAAGCATGACGAAAAACACTATAATGTTTACTTTCTATAAGACGTTTATAAGTAGCTTCATCATTACCACTTTCTCGTTTATAACAAACTCTTGCACAACGAACGGCATGAGCAATATCATTTTCTTGTTTCCAAAGTTCTACACTCGGCTCTATTATTTTCATAACTTATTTATTTAAAAATACCAATTAATTTACCAGCTTCTTCTTCCATAAACATAAAACTAACTCCATTATCAGTTTTAAGAATATAATCAGATTTATCTTTAAATAACTGAAAATTCTTATTTACGCAAGCTATTTGACCAGTACGATAAATTCCATCATCGCCACTACGAGTAGGGTCAATAGCAATAACATAAACACCATCATCTTTATGTTTATAACATTCTTCACAAGCATCTTTAGAATAGCCAATAGCTTTGCCGTTAGCTTCGTCAATAGCTTTAGCATTCTTTTTATTTCCAATAGTGTTCATTATAATTTGCTCGTTCATAGCTTTGCAACAAATTGGACAAACCTCATGAACTAAAGCAGCAGAAAAAATATCAGACATATTAGTAATATTTTAAAGTTATACAATCGAGACCCCCCGTAGAGGAATTGAACTATTTAAGCATTTTCATTACTTTATCATAAACAGCATAATAAAGACCGATTAAACCATGATTGTTATCAATATCAATACAATCAGTAAGTTTAGCTATATCTTCACTTGCATGAGCATCTTTAGAACCAGCATCCTCTCTATTAATTCTAAAGACAACACCGCCATTTTTCAAAATAGCGTCAACTTCATTTTGGAATCTACAATCAGCAATAATACAAAAACCGTTATAATGTTTAAGATGTTGAGCACGATTCATACAAACTTTTACCCAAATATTTTCATTAATATGATTACGGCAAATATCAGTACCGAACCATTGAAGAATATGTCTTATTTTAATAGCACATTCGTTATTGGGCATACCGAGATTACGAAGTTCTTCAAGACTATATTTACTAATATGTCCTTTAATAACAGCTTGGTCATCAATAACTTCACAAGTAGCAGGATTGTAATAATGAGCATCTTTTATATTTCTATCATCAAGAAGTGGACGCTTTATATTAAAAACAATACTAACACAATCTTTTAAAGAATCAGCAAAATGAATAATACTTCTATTATATTGTTCAGAATTATCATACCATTTCTTAAAAGTAGAATAAGTACCACATTCATGAACAAAACTAATCATAGAAGCAACGGTATCTTTACCGGAGTTCTTAACTCCAGCAATACCAATAAGAGGTCTTTTATTAAAATTCATATCATAATTATTTGTTATATCAAATATATAAAAGTTTTATTCGTATTATATAATACGAAACGACTCATTCTAAGGCGTTGTGTTGAACGTTATGCAAAATCAATATAATTGTAAAGGACGCATAAGAAAATCTTATACAGGGCAAAAGAATAGCATTCTCGCGTATATTGGCAGTTGTTTCTAACATATTCGCAATCGGTTACGATATGAGCACAAAAAAGGCTACTAACAGTATTACGACCATTAGTAGCCAGATTAATATCCTAATAAATTCGATAAATAACAGCTTTTTCTACATTGACATCATTTACAATATGTACATCAACATTAAAATCCTTATTACAATTAGGAATAATATAACCGATATAAATACGATAAGCACCGGTATAATCTCTTTTAAGCTTGATAGCATCTTCAACTTCTTCTTCATAAAGACAAATATAATAGTTATATCTTTTTTCTTCATTATTATATTTTTGAAGAATATTATAAGACTTAGCATTAAAGTTTGTAAAGAGAAACAAACTCTTAAAAAATGCAGAATAATAAGTCTTTTCTCTATCAACTTTCTTAGAACTTATAACATCAAAATATAATTTAATATTATTGGTATCAATTTTACCAATACTATCATCAGGTTTTTTATCAGTAGTTTTTATAACATCATCTTTCTTTTTTATAAAATTAAACGTAGGCATAATTATAATAAATAAACTTCTTTAATATGAAAAGGAACTTGAGCTATACCACTTCTTTCTCCAAAAGTTATAAATACATATTTGCCGATATAATCTTTCTTATTTCTAAGAATTTCTTCTTGTCGAGCATGAGGATAACTAAAACCAGTTTCAAACGTTTCATCATTAATATCATTACGACAAGTAATAATAGGAAGATTACGTTTTTGTTCAGGTTGAATATCAACAATCAAAAACTTACCATCAGTTTTAGATTTAAACTTTTCCATATAACCAACACGACGACGACCATATTGATAATCAACATTTGGATTACGAAGTATTAATCCCTCAAATCCTAATCTAATAAAATTATCACGAAATATAACAGCATTGTTATCACTATAAACATTATAATCAGGAAGAATAACTAATTGCTTAGTATTATTAAGATGTTCGTCAATATTATTGAAGTGAGCAACATTTCCTAAACTGTGAGTTCTAATATCACTTCTTCTTTCTTGAAGCATATCTTGAATAGCTATATCATAACACCAAAATTGAAGAAGCTTATTTTCTTTACAATTTGGGTCTTTAACAAAATGATTTATTTCATTAACAGTATGACCAGGAAGATAAACTTCGCCATCAAGAATCCAATTATCATTAAGCATACTCAACATAAATCCTTGAGGAATAGCATCAATTAGATAATCTTCAAGATAAGTAAGAGTATGCCAAATAAGACCTTCTCGACTTTGAAATTTAAGACGAACAGAACGAAATATATCATTTGTTCTATAAGCACTAATAAAACAACGAAGTCCATTAATTTTCCATTGTCCTATCATATTAGGAATTTTATTCCAAATCTTACCAGTATAAGATTTAGCAAGCATAGGAAGAATATTTCCATTATTTTCATTAGTACGATAAGACGGAAGATAAGCTTCAAGATAAGGATATAATGAACTTGTACATCCCCTTACGGGGGGTCTCCCGTTATCATCTTTTATATCTTCAAAAGCGATATAACCTTGCTTTCGTTTATCGTTATAACGAGATTGAAGTTCTTTATTAGCATCCTTTTGAGTAACAGCATAACTTTCAATACGAATATTACCGCCAACAATACCATACTCAACAGTGATACTATTCGCATCACTACTTAAATAAGCTCGCCAACAACAAGGTTTTTCAAGATTATTTTTTCTATATAACCATTCATTCATGTTTCTTAGGTTTAAAACTACCAAAAGCAAAATTCATAGTACGAGAATTAAGAGCTTCAAGACGTCTATCGGCAGCAGTTTTTCTTAGCTTACCGTCTTCGGATAGAGTTTCAGTGCTAACTTTTCCACTAAACATGTCTTTAGTTCTAACTTTTCGAGTTCTACGTACAGGTTCTTTAGCATCAGCATTGGATTCTTTTTTCTTATCACCTTTACCTTTTTTATATTTACCGATTTCCGGATGATTTCTCGCGAAGAGTTCGTTTTCTTTATCAAGAGTTTCAAATCTTTTTCGGTAATCAGCACATCGTTCATCAGATAATACTCCTTTATCAATTCCATTATCTAAAACATAATTAAATTTCCAACAAGTACGGTCGTAAGCAAAACTATTATAAGTAATAGGATAACCAACATTTTCGATATATCTTGAACAATCAAGTTCTTTAAGTAAACCATCAAGAACTTTTTCATGACCTTTAGACTTTATCTCTTCAGCCATGAATCTATAATCAAAATTGTCAGGACTAAAACTCATAATTTAAAAATCACTTTTATTGCATTTAAATATAACCACACGTTTAGGATTGCCAATAAGACAAGCGTTATGTCTATACCATAAAATAGCATCAGAAGTAGGAAATTGTTTAGGTACATTATCAAAAGTACAAACGCCAGTTTTATAATCAACATTAGAGTAGACCATGTTATCAGTTTCTCCACTTCCGAGCAAACCAAATTTTTTAATAGCATCAGCATCTTCTTCGTTATCAATATCTACTTCACCATAACAAATTGTAGAACGTTTATCAATAGTAAGATTATTACAATCTTCGCCTAAACAAAGAGCTTCGTTTTCATCAAGTTCTTTTTCTTGTTCAGCTGTAATCGGCATCATTACTATTATCTTCTCGTGCATATCTCTAATACGGCAGAGCACTACTTTCTTCCGTATCCCAAGCAAGTTTATCTTTTTCTCCATTGTCTTTATAGTTTTCTTCTATATAATTATAAACATCAATAATAAGTTTATCAATAATTTCTCCGGAATATTCTTTCTTAAGTTCAGCAAAATCTTTAACATCATATTCTTTAGGAATAACAAAAGGAATAATATTATAATTATCTCTAAGCCAAATAGCCTCACGATAACCAGTCATATCATTATCCATAAGACTAATAATACAACCTTTATCATTAAGTTTATTATGAAGATAATCATATTCTTTTTGTTTAAGTCTATAAGTTTCAGACGGAATATTAATAACTCCAATAGACATTCTATCGGTTGAGACCCCCCGTAGAGGATTGAACTGTATAAAATGATTCTCAATAGCAAGCCTATCTTTACTACTTTTGGTAATAACTATATAATCATAATTATTAAGTTCAAGATTTAGCACACCCTCAATGTGATTACTGTTGGTAATAAACCGAACATCACCTTTCTTACGATTAGGAAAATACAATTTAATATTATAAATACCATTTTTGTCTTGTCCTAATACATAAGCATAACAAGGGTCTTTGCTATCATAAAAATATTTAGGTTCAGGATTAATATAACGATTAATATAATATTGGTCAATAGCATAAACAAAATGAGTATTAAGATGATTAAGACTAATACCAAATTGATTCCAATATTTTTTATCATTATTATTCCATGGACGAGGAACTATTTCAATAATACTTTTAGTATTACGAATAGCTTGAAGAGAAGTTTCTATTTGAAGTTTAACATTATCGTCTTTTTCTTTTCCATAAATTATATCACGAAAAGTATATGCAATGTGACGAAGAACAAATTGAAAATCGTTCTTATTATTGATATTAATATTTCTATTGACAATACCAGACAAAACATAAGCAACTGCATCAAGACAATCGCCCCAAAAGTAACCAGCAAAATCTCTACCTTTAAGCATACCTTTGTCGTTATAACGAAAACCAAAACTCGGATGTTCATCAACACGAAAAGGACTGGAAATTAAATCTCCAGTATCAATACAATGCTGAATAACATAGTCGCTAATTCCAGTATAAACAGCAAATATTGTAACTTGACTGACTTTGCTAAATATATAACTTTTGGTTAGATTAGTATTATTAATATTTCGTCTCATATTATCATTCTCGATTGCATATAAAAGAAAAGGTCTGAACTGCCAAAATAGCAATTCAGACCTTTCTAACCAAACTTAGAGTTGTTTTATTACAACTCTTTTTCAACCATCAGCAATTATATAAACACAGTTTTAGAACGGCAAATCATCAGTCGGATTAACACTTGCTTGAGGAACAGCACCCATTCCCATAGGAGCAGCAG